TTATTGCACCTGTCCCTTGTGTTGCGGTTCGATGGCGGCCGTTGCCCGGCTCTGCCTCTGGTATTCTTCCCACTTCCGCACCGCTTCATCGTCTTGGCCGTGTATCGCATGGGCGTAAACGTCCGCGGTCACACGCACCGAAGAATGGCCCAACCGTGCGGATACCGCCGGCAGGGGAACCCCTTGTGCGAGCATGTGCGATCCGTGGCTGTGGCGGAGAAGGTGTAGCGCGGCGCCCTTCGGCTTGGCGATCTTCAAGCGCTTGAACAGGGCGGAAACCGTTGCGGAAACGGAATCCGGTCGCAAGGGCGTTCCGTCCGTGTTCGCAAAGATAAGGTCCAGATCGGCCCGGTAGTCGCTGCCGAACTTTGCCCTGAACTCGCCCTGCGCCTTCCGGTGAACTTCGAGCGCCGCCAGGGCCTCCTCTGGCAATCCAAGCACCCGGATTTCTTCCGTCTTCGTGCTCTTGAACTCCAGGCCGCCCTTCGTTTGGCAGAGAGAACGCCCGATCACGGCCCGGCCGTCTTCCACATCCGACCATCGCAACGCCAGCACCTCGCCGCGGCGCGCCCCGAGCGCGGCATCCATCGCCAAGAACGTCGAGAGACACCATGGACCGCTCGCCGCCTCGATTAGAAGATCCTGCTGGGCAGTCGTCAGGGCGATTCCCCGCCGCTTCTTCGGAATCGGCGGCTCGCTCGCGGTTACCGGATTCACAAGCACCAATCCCCACTTAACCGCGCGGCCGAAAGCGGAGGAAACCACACCCGCGATATTCCGCACCGTCTTAGCACTCATCGGCCGTGGAGCCTTTTTACGTGAGTGTCCGCCCGAGGTAAGGAGCCGCTTCCATTCTCGGTTAAGGTGTAACGGCGTGATTTGGTCCAGCCGCATCGCCACCAGCTCGGGAGCCAGGTACGTCGCGCACTCCCTATAGCGCTCGATGGTCTTTGGCGCAAGGTTCTCTTCGGCGTGTTGCTTGAAGAACTCCACAAGTAGCGTAGCCAGCGTCTTGGGAATTTCCTCCGCAACCTTCACCCCGCCGGCCAGTTCCAGTTCGTACTTCTTTTGCTCATCGGTACGGCGCGCGGCTTCGGCGTCCTGCGCAGCTTTCTTTGTGGCGAATCCAGACGCCGTGCATTGCCTCCGGTCCTCTCGGGTAGCTCCGGGGCCTGAGAAAAGGTAAGACCATACCTCCTCTCCCGACTTGTACACGCGCTTATAGACCGGCATCTTTCGTCTCTGTCTTACACGAGGTCCCATCCGCATGGATAGCCAGCCGGGCCAGCGATAGCGAGGCGCACGGGGCGCCACATCGCCGGCAGGGCGTAGGCTTCGCGGTTCGTCCGCCGCGTTTATGCTTGCGAGCGTCGGCCATCCGCGCCGCCTCCTCGGGTGTTAGGGTCCGTGTCACTAAACCTAACCATAGCAGTTTACGCAAACAGCGTCAAGCACTTTATTTCCAGCGTTTGCAGAGGTTTATTGGGTGGTTGTCGGTAGGGGGACGCACGTAACGCGCGGGGCGCCCGCTCCGCAGGTTCGCTCCCAGGCTTCGTACGCCTGGCGGGTAACGAGCCAGCGCTTCCCTACCCGGATTCCAGGGAGAACGCCCTGCTCCAGCATTGCGTACACGGACATCTTCCCAACGGAGAGCCGCTTCGCAATTTCCGCCACTGAAAGACGGTTACCCATTCGGCCCTCCCTTCGCTCCCGTCACGTGCCGGCGGAGATCATCGATGCTGCACATTCCCGACGCGAATAGCACGCCCTGAATAAACCCCAGCCAGCGGTTCACCTTGGGAACGTCTTCCATGCGCTCCATCTCGTCAAACATCCAGCGCAAGTGCCGGAGTCTTTCCGTGCAGTTCAGAAGATCGCCCGGTTCCCCTCCGTCCGCTTTCTCCGCAATTCCCGGAGGGATAGCGCGCCTGTAGAACTCGATCAACCTTCTCGCCGCTTCCAATTCGCCTCCCGTCATCTCCGATCCCCCCTGAAGTCTGCCCCTACGATCATCGGGCGCGCCCAGCGCCTCTGGAATGTGCTCCAAGCTCGGCTCGCCTTCCCTGCGTTGTCACGCCAGAGCATAGCCATTGGCATAACGCCAATCGAAAGCACGCGCCGCATTCGCCCCTCCGCGTCCTCCATCGTGTCCTTTGGATAGCCGCACAGCACGTAGCACCTGGCCACATGGGAGGTCTTCGTGAACCCGGCCCTCCAACACAACTCCGCCGCCTCTTCCAGTGGCTCCCAATCATCCGGCGTATCGAACGCGAAAAAGAACTGCTTGGGTGTCACTGAACGCAACGCCTCGGCGGTCCACTTCTCAAACCTCGCCGCCTCCAGACCGCCCGTGAACTCCGGCCGGCGTTTCTGTTCTCGGAGCATGGCGAGCACATCGCAGATATGCTTCTGCGAACACGCCAATAGGTTGTCGTCAAGAACGTTCCAGCCCTCCGCAATTGGAAGCTCGCGCACGGAACCGCCCTCGCGTTTCCATACAGAGCAGAACCAGCAACGGTTTGGACATCCGCGAGACGTAATCACGTAGCCGCGCCTGAGGAACATTCCCGGCGTGAAAGCATCCCCTGCAGTTCCAGTAGCCGGCCCTCCGAGAGTCACCGGAGCAACCCGTTCCCACTGCATCTCCAGGTCCCTCGCGGCCGGAAGATCCCACGAGAACGTCACGCTGATTTGGACCGCCTCCACATCTGGCGGAAAGAGCCCCGGAGGTCCAGTGAAGGCCAGCGCATCATCGGGGGTAGCGCGGGTACGCCGCGGGAACACGCGAGCTATCGCCACGTCTTCCACTCATCGAGCAGGCGTGCGTAACTCTTGCCGGGTCCGTATGGGACGTTTCGCGCGACTACGACTTTCTTTGCCATCGCGAACGCCATTCCCATATCAAAATGGGTTCCCTGGCTGTCGGGGCTGTAGAACACGTGTACTTCATCGGAGTTCTTCATTGCCCAGTAGTTCTGGCAAGTGATCTCAGCCGCCCCGGCCGTCTGATCGGTGTCCCGTGGGGGATAGTGAACCACATTACCGGCGCACTCCAGGAATGTGACGTAATCGGCTTGCGCACGCAGCAGTTCGGCATCCGCTCCGCGAACGGAGCAAATCAGGAAGATCCGCATTCTCTCCTCACTCAAACAGGTTCGTTTGCTCCACCGCCACGCCAAGACCGAAGCGGAGCGTCATTCCCCTGCGGGCTTCGTACTCCCGCGCCCACTGCTCCGCATGTTCGGCCGTGTTGGCGATAGCCGCCCGCTCGCCCTTCGCGTGGTTCCTTCCACCGCAGACGCAATCGCAGAGTGGATGCTTGGCGTCGTAGCAGCGCGCGTCACAACTCCCCACGCACCCCTCGGAGTCGTAAACGCTTATCAGAGTCACGTCAACCCTCCGGTTCGCTGCCCATCGCGCGCTCTTCAAAGCGCACAATCTCATTGATCCAAACGAGCGGGATAACGCCCTCCGGACCCGCGCGCTGCTTGGCGACTATGAGATCGGCCAGGCCGCGCAAATCCTCACGGTCCCGCTTGTAGACCTCCTCGCGAAACAGGAACGCGACCAAATCTGCGTCTTGCTCCAAACTTCCGCTTTCACGAAGGTCGGACAGTTGCGGCCGTGGATCGGGTCGCTTGTCGCACTCGCGCGAGAGCTGAGCGAGAGCCCACACCGGGACCTTGCAGTCCTTCGCGATGAGCTTCATGTCCCGAGATATCTTGGACGCCTCGGCCACGCGATGCTCAACTCGCCCGTCGATCAGCAATTGCAGGTAGTCGATGATTACTAGACCTACCGGGCGCTTCACTTGCTGCTGGCGAATCTTCGCGTGGATCTCATGCAGGTTGGTGGTTGCCTTGTCATCGATCAGTATCCGGTCGCTTTCGAGGATGGCCGTCGCCGCGGTAGCAATCCGCCCCCGCTCCTCCTTGTCAAGAAACCCTCCGTCGAAGCGCTTGGTATTCACGCGCGCCCGCGAACAAATCAGACGGTCGAGCAACGAGGCGCGGTCCATCTCAAGGGAGAAGATCAGCGTCAGCGCATCCCCGTCTACAGAGACTTTCTCCGCAACGTTCAAGGCGAATGCCGTCTTCCCCATTCGCGGTCTTGCCCCGAGAATATAGAAGGCTCCCGGCTTGAATCCGCCCATCATCACGTCCAGGGCGCCGAACTTACTCAGTAGTCCCTTGGTTCGATTGCGCCGGTCAAGATAGGCCGATATTCCGCCGGCCTGCTCAACGATCTCAGCAGCCCCGAGAAGCGTAGACTCCTGGCCGCGCTCGGCGAGTCGTAACCACGTCTCGCCGGCCCCCGCGAGAACTTCCGCCGCAAGCTCCTCGCCTGAGATACATCGGTTCTGGAGGTGTTGGCAGGCAAAGATGATCCTGCGAAGCGTGGACTTATCGAGTACGATCCGAATGTAGCTGTCGATGTTGGCGATGCGCGGCAGGCCTTCGTCCAATGAAACCAGGTAGCTGAGCCCGTCACAGGACTCCAGTTCCCCGCACTTCATCAACTCATTGGCGACGGTCACCCGGTCAATGTTTTCGCCGCGGCTCTGGAGATCCCCCATCCGCTTGAAGATGCGGCGGTGTTTCTCCAGGCTGAAATCTTCGGCAGCGAGCGCGCCGGCGGCCTGAACGTAGAAGCTTCCGTCCAGCACGATGGAGCCAAGTATGAATCGCTCCGCGTCTACGTTACTCGGCAGCCCCTTATCGAGATTTGCACTCACCCCTTGCCCCCGGTGATGGACTTCGGATCAAAGTAGACGGTCTTTTTCTTGGCGGCCGGAGCGGTGCGCAAGTGGTCCTTGTACGTCCCGGCGCTGATGAAGTTCGACGCCTTGGGAACAAACCGGCCTTCATCCTTTACCCAGTCCGCACACACTACCGCCGCCCTGAGTCCGGCGACAATATCTGCGGCTTCCTCCTCGCGCGAGATGAACGCCCGGCAGGCGTTCTCTTCATCCAGCCGGTGAGTAGGGTACAGACCCTTGAACTCTTCCCAGAGCGGCATTATGTCTACGCGCTCACGCGCAGGTTGAGTAGCGGTCAACTCGGAAGTCGGGCTTAACTCGACTGGCAAGTCTCCCTGCTTCCGTGCGTTTCGGCGCGCGGCTGATGTCGTTCCCCCCTTGCTGTTTCCTTTGATCCTGGCCAGCGCCTTTACTCGCTCGCTTTCCACCCGCGACTGGATCAACTCGCCGGGCTTGTCGGGATGCTCCACGTAGCAGGGCGACAGGGCCTTCCAAATTCGTTCCATCGTCTTCCGGCTGCGCACGTGCAGCAGGCGCGCGAGTACCCGCAGATCCGATGGAACGCTCCCGTTCATCCACTGGACGCCTATGAGCCTCCAATACGCGCCCAGTTCATCCAACTCCATCGCCTGGACGTTCAGGTCGGCAAAGAACTCGTAGACGTACAGCGACATCCATTCCGGAACATCTTGCTGACTCACCGCGCCCCCCATTTCGGAATGCCCGTATTCCGCAACCCGTCCAATATCGGTAACGGGACCATCCGGCCGCCTACGTTGTCCTGTTTGTCGAAGAACGGGACTTGCGCTGCCCGACAGTCGTCGCGCAACCTTCGTACCCATTCCCTGTCGCGGCGGCGCGCTCCGGGGCCTGATTCCGCGCCAGTAACTACCCCGGCGAGCTTCGGCACGTTGTCTCCGAGAGCTGCGCTGGATACCGCATCCAGGCTGTTACTGTTCAGAATCTCGTGTACGCCTTTGAGTACGTCCCATGAACACTCGCAGTCCTCGTCTTGATAGCGCACGTCGGTCAGATCAACCGGACCCAGTAGAGGCTCCAGGCTTGCCCACTGCACAGAGGCTCCGGGGATTCGTAGCAGGTACACGATCCGCCTGAGCGTCTCAGGCCCGGTCACGGTCACACCCGGCCACACATTCAGAGGGATCGGGTGTCGCTCGAAGTATTCCAGCATCCTGCGCCCGCGCTTCGTCAGCAGCAGGTAGATGTGCGGCGATTCCGCCATCACAGGCAGCGCCGGCGTGAGCCACGCCTCCGGGTCGATAGACTCAGTGAACGGGTCCGACAGGTCGCACGTAAAGATGACGCGCGGATACCCGTCAAGCCACGGCTTATCCGGTCGCTTCGTCCCGGTTAGGTCCGGCCACTTGATAGCCTTCGCTAAGCGCCCCCGGATGATCGTAGGGGTATCGAACGACGGCGGCCAACCCGGCAACCCCGCGTAGCGCCCCACAAGGCCGGCGGCATAGCAATGGTTCGGCTCTCCCTTCCGATGTAGCTCGCAGCCATCGCACCCCACGACCTCATTGACCGTCGAGTCACAGTACGGTATCTCCGTTTTGATCCCCACTCACAGCCTCCCAGATCGTAGCCGCGCGCCCGCTCGTGGTTTGTCGCGTCCGCCCCGAGTCGCGTACCTTCCCCGCCTTTACCAACTCCACCCGCCGAGCCCGCGCCGTCCCTGGCGGTTTGATCTTCAACACCGCCTGGATCTCTTCGTCGGTCATCCCAGCGACCTTACGCGAGAGAAGCGCCAATACCTGGGATCGGTGCGTGACCGCCCGCGGAGCCGCGGCTTCGGCCGCGCTCTTGGATGTTGCCGAGTGCGGCTGATAGGGCAGCGAGTCCGGAACATCGAACATGGAGAGTTGTCCGTCCATCGCGTTTACCTCGTGATTGTGACCTTGCCCTTGACCAGATACTCTGTCGCCGCCTTAGTGAGCCAGAATCCCCGCGTGGAAAGATCGCGCAACTTTCCCCTGATCTTGTCCGACAGCCTATCGAGGCCATCGGCGTCTCGCGCTTTCACGAGTGCGGGAACCTGTTTCCAGCAGGCCCGGATCTCGGCTTCGATGGCCCGCTTTTCCGCCGGCGTGTTCAGATCCCGCTCCTCTACCAGACCCAGCGCCAGGAACTCCGCCTTGAGCTTGTAGTCGAGGTGCCGATCCCGGCCGCCGTTGTTCGACATCGCCAGTAAGGTGAACCTCTGGTTAGAGGTCAACTTGACTTGCTTCACGATTTCGACCTTCCCTGTCCGAACTTCCGTCTTCATGCAATCCCTCCGTTATCCCTGCGCTCCGCCACATACCGGGCAAGTAGTTCCCGGAAAGTAATCATTGTGGTTTTCGCGCGGACATGCGCACCGTTTGTCCGCCGCATTCGGACTGATATCCACCAGGAACCGGATCGCCATGGCCGCCACCTGGACCGCCTCTTTCCGCATGAGGTCCGCATCGTGATGGCGCTTCCACACTTCCGCCTTCAGTTCGTCCATCTCTTCGAGGATCACCGCGTAACCCTCGTGAGCCGAGTTGAACTTCGGGTGCAATACCCGTGCGCGGGTAACCTCGCGCACAACCTCATCCACAACCCCTTGCAGCGTCATAGTCCCCGTGCCCTCCTGTTTTGCACCTCGCGCATCAGCTCCTCCGCAAGCCAGTACTCCGGGCGCGGGCCGTGTTGCGCCCAATACGGCGTGCAGGACTCTCGCAGCGCGTCAGCGCGCGCCGCCAGGAGCGCGGTAACCACGCGCTCGCTTTTCACGATGGGATCTCCGCACACACCCAGGTAGAGTCCGTGCGCCGTATCCCTGCACTTCGCCAACTCGCCGGCCACGTCCATGCCAGTCCCCCTTCAGTTCCAACTCACGCGGACACCCGCAAAGACATCCGGCGCTATCTCATAACAGAAGCGCCAAAGCGATGGGATCTCCGCGCATTTCTGGCTCTTGATGTAGCGCCAATAGAACATCGCGCCTCAGATCCTCATTGGCATTACGACGTAGCGGTACTGCTCGCTGGCCGCCGGCCGAAACTCCGCCGCCGACTTGCCGTCGTTCAGGTGGAGCGATATCGCCTCCGTATCGACCACCGAGAGGAACTCGGCGAGGTACGCAGCGTTCAGGCCCATCTCCAGGACCGCCCCCACGTAGTCGCACTGCACCGTCTCCACGCTCTCGCCGGATTCCACGGACGATGCGGAAATCTCCAGGCCGCCGGCGTTGAGCGCGAGCTTGACCGAATGGGACCGCTCATCGGCGAACTGGGCCACGCGCGACAGCGCCGCGGCGAGATCCGCGCGATTGATAGAGACAACGATCTTCGCGTCCTTCGGAAGCACGCGCTCATAGTCGGGGAAGTTCCCCGTCAGTTTGCGCGTGGTCAGGAGAGCCTCGCCGGATCGGAAGAACAGGTGATTGTCATCCTGCCCGATGGCGAACGCCTCAGCGCCCGTTGTCAGTTGGGACAGGTTGCGGATCGCCGAAGACGGCAGTAGAAATCGCGTGTTCTCTTGCCCGGCGAGTTCCGCGAACACGAACGCCAGGCGGTGGCCATCCGTCGCTACCAAGTGGAGACGGCCGTCGCGGTGGTTGAACAGTGCCCCGTTCAAGGTGAACCGAGACTCCACCGTCGTGATGGCGAACTTCGCACGGTTTACCAGCGTCATAAACATCGCCGCCGGAACGGTGATCGTGGCTTCCGGTACGGCCGGAGGCTCGGGGAACGATTCGGCGGACATGCCCGCGATTCGCGTCCTGGACCGTCCCGAGGTAATCGAGGTCCAGAAACTATCGCCCACCTTGAAGTTGACATCCCCCTCGGGAAGCAACCGGCAGTAGGATTCCAGCTTCTTAGCGGGAATGGTGGTCACTCCCGGAGCCGCAACCTTTGCCGGAATGCGGACAGTGAGCGCCGCCTCCAGATCCGTGGCCGTGATCGTGAGGAAGTCCCCCTCGGCCTGCAACTTGACGTTCGACAAGATCGGAATCGTAGTGCGCTTCTCCACTACGCGAGAGGCCAGAGCCAAGGCTTGGCACAACGCGGACTTCGTAACCGAGAACTGCATAAATCCTCCGTGGACAGGGGCCGGATGGACTCCGGTCCTCAGATTATTGACTGCCGTTATGGGTTTGGCCGCGGGGCGGCCGAAAGTTACTGCGGAATCACTAGCGCCGCACCGGACGGAGCCGACAAGACAACCCAGTAATGCACCTGGATAATCGGGCGTTCCCCGATCTCCTGCCCGGTGAATGTGAGAGCCGAACCGCAGAGGGTGTAGTCCGTGCCCTTCAGCATCAGGAGCCCGTTCACAAACACCATTGGGTCTGTGTTCGCCGCAGGAGAATGGGTCAATGTGTACTGCTGGCCCTGCTCCTGGAAGACATCCAGTTGCGGAGTCAACGTGACGGCCTGCGTAAGCACGACCGGGAACTGCCCGTGGGCAGGAACGAAGCATAGGAACACGCACAGCAGCGCAAGCCCTAGAACGTACTTTGCAGCCGATCTCATTGAACGGGTCCTTTCTCCTTACACGCGCCATCCTGGGCGGCCAGCAGCGCCTCCGTGATGTGCCTCACGGCGCGCTCCTCTTCGCGGTCTATCGATTCGTCGCCCCGCAACGTATCGAGCGTCGGAGTGAGGCTCAAGTGAACAAGTTCATGCACTATCACCGATTCAACCATCGCCTCGGTAGACGGCCAGAGTACGCGGATGACAGCAGTCCGGGAGGGATACTCGATCTCGGCCCTACCTACCGTCTTGGGACGAAGGTCCCTTGCCGGTATGAACGTCACGGAAACCTTCCAGTTCCCGAGGTTCATCCTGCCCTGCCAAACCTTCAGGCGAGAATCCGCGAAGTCCTGCGCCGTTTGCGGTCGTTCCTGTGCCCCAGCGAACACCGCGAGTAGAAGTAGCGCCGCGATTCGCATGGCTACCGCACGAGAATACAAGCGCCGCTTGTCGCGTGATACCAGAGAACCTCGACATCCTCGTTCGAGTAGATCACTACGTTCGCCGGCATGAGCCGCTGCGTAGTGGCCCCGGTGCTGAAGCACTGGACCATGATCGCCGTCGTCCCGAGGTTATGCTGCGTTCCTGGCACGTAGGTCGATTGCGTCAGGTTGTAGCGCCGCCTGCCCGAAGACGAATCACACTGATACGGCCGGTCCAACGTCGCCGAGGTCGCCGAGACGTAGGTGAAACGGTAGATATTCCCACAGGGAAGCGTGTACAGCAGCCTGCCCGTCATGTCGGAAGTCCAGGCCGTATCTTCCCCGGTGATCTCGTCCGAATCCTTGACCGTGTAAATGAACCCGTCGGTGTACTCCGCCGTGTTCACCGGAGCCGTGTAGCTGACGCTCGCCTGCGGCCGTACCGACGTTTGCGCCAACACGAGGCAGGCGGCCACAATCAAAAAGAGAACTGCGAATCGTTTCATTAGATCCTCCAGAACTATCGATGCATCACACACCGGCCAGCCTGCGTTGCCCAGAAAACCAAGTCCACCGCGTAGGTCGTCGAATCGACAGACGGACCCAGAGCGTACGAGAAATCATCCAACTTGACCCGCGGGGTTCCGTTGTCGAAACACTGAATCGTCATGTCGGCCGTTCCGAGTTGGTGAGTGGCGGCCGTAACTGAGATGTCGTCGTTTAGGAAGTACTCCATCGTGGCGTTGGTTGCGCAGTTGTATGCGCTATTCAAGGTCCCGCTCGTCGCCGAGACGTAGGTGAACTTGTACATGTAGTTACAGCCGCTCTCGCGGGGAATAAACCACCTCCCCGTCATGGCGGATGTCCACGTCGTACCCGTTCCGGTAACCGCAGTCGATCCGTTTGTCACGCTCGCCGTTCCGTCCCGGTAGCTACTGACAGAGAAGTTGAAGGAGTAGCTGAGCGCCGGCAACTGAGCGTAGGCGGCCGTCCCGCCGATCTGAGGGAAGGTGTAATCTCCGGTCTGTGCTGTTACCGCCCCCGTGCGCCCGAACACGGAAGGCACAGGAGCCGATCCCACCGTGAACCCTGGAACCCAACTGGTACCGCTCCAGATGGGGGACTGCCCCAGCGTGGCTCCGTTCTGGGCCAACTGCTGCCATTGGATCAGCCAGGTAGGAGTTGGGGGACTACACGAAGCACAGAGGATCACCGAATCCACGCTAACCGACGTTAGGCTGGTGGGAACGATCCACGTCTCAGTCCAGGCCCGGCCGCCCGTCAACGTCCAAGAGACGCTGTAGCTGGTCCCAGCGCATCCGCTGGCATCGTTCGGGATCAAGGCAACCGAGAAGTTGTTCGCCTGCCCAGCCGGAGTAGCCGCCGTGAATTTCACCGGAATAGTCCGGTCCCCCACGTGGGCGGCGCCTGCCTGGCACGGGACCGAAATCCGAATCAGAGCCTGGCCGGCGGAGGGCTGGCCGTCCGGACCCACCACGGATTGAGTCACGGTCGTAGTGGCCGCCAGCAACGGGACGGCCGCTGTCAACAGGAGCAGTAGCGTATTCTTCATGGACCTCTCCATCACATCCCTCCGGCCGCTGCATGAAACCGCTGCGGACCTTCATTCGCTGGTAGCATCTCGGTCACAACCCGCCGCATGTGGCTCGTGTTGGGCGGAATGCGATAAAGGGCTTCCGGCGATTGTACGATTCCCTCGAAATACTCCCGCAACGGATACAGGCAGTACGGCTTCACCTCGCGGTAGACCCGTCCTAACTTCTGCTCGATGCGATACACCGCATGAAAGAAGCTGCCTCGATCCATCTGGAGGTTCCGCACACAAAACTTCCAGTCCCAGCCCTGGAGGAAATGCAACCCGAACACTTCCCACAGTTGGCTATCGAGTTCTCGCTTGGCGATCAACTCGAAGTCGGCCAGGTACTCTTCGCGCTTGCGGGAATAGGTCCGCTTTGTGTCGCGTCCCTTTGGAGAGTACGTAAGATGCACGTGGCCGGCGTGCGCCTGCGTTATCCGTAGCTCCCGGTATCTGTTGAAGCACGCCCGAAAGACTGACCGGAAGACGCAATTACAGGGCGCATCCTTACCGAACTTCAGTTCCCGCCATCCGAGGCCGTGACAGAAGTGGCAACTTTGCTTGGCGAGCCCGATCATCAGCGCGCGGCCCCAGAACTCCGCGACACCGGGGGAGAGGTTGGGCTCGAAGGGCCACTCAGCGAGCGGGCGCCTGTGATCGAGCGGGCGCTTGTGGCGGAGCCCGAAGCCCTTCCCCCCGTCAAGGATCTCACGAACAGCTTGTTTCATCGACCCCTCCGTGTTAGTTACCGGCCTGGATTTCCGCGCAGATGGCGTCGTATTTCTCGCGCGTGATCTGTTCCGTTCGCTCGAAGCCGTGCTTGGCGATGATCGCCTTGACGCCTGCCTGCGACCTACCGGCGCCGTGCATCAGCGCGAAGATCCGCTTTTGCTGGGCTTCGTTGATGCATCCTGGAAGAGTCTCGGCCGGCGGGTGCGTGGCGCGCGGTCCCCTCCGCGCAGGGGGTTTGTCGCTTTGTCCCGGCTCGCGCCCCTCAGCCCCCTCGCCGTCGTCATCCTCCGCGGCGACACCCACCATAGATTCGAGTGCGTACCGGCGCGCATATTTGACGGTCGATCCGATTGCCTGGGGGTTGTCGATGGTTTCCCAGCCTCCGCCGTCCTTCAGTTGGCGCTTGGAGGTCATGGTGAGGTCGCTCGATATCCACTGGCCGCTGGAATGAACCAGGATCGTGGTTACCGTGACCTTCGCGCCTTCAACCGCCACCGGCTGAATCACCGCGAGCCCGTTCGCGCTGAGAGGTTTCCGGATGGCCGCCCAAACGGAAGCCAGGTCCGCATAGTTCGAATGGAAGTAGGGGTTTTCGCTATCCTTCGCGGCTGCCTCCATTTCCCCTTGCGCCTTCGCAAGCGCCGCGGAAAGCGCGTCGATCTGTTCGCTTCTGTTCATCGGCTATACCCTTTTCTTGAGCCGCGCATCCAGCTCGTATGCTTTCCGCAAGAGCAGGAACTCGGTCAGTTCGTCTTTGAGAGACACAAACGAGTAGTGAGCGAAGTCGCCCTCCAGTTTGGAGAACCGTACCAGGTCATATCCCCTGACCGGGTTGTCCGGGAAGTTCTCATTCCATAGCGCGCCGTAGGCGGCCAACTGCATTAGGTAGTCGCTGTACACGCTGTTGGAAGTCTTCCAATCCAACAGGTGCAGATCGTCGCCAAGCGTCACCGCGTCGAGGGTTCCACCGAATCGGAACCGCTTCGACATGAGGCCGATTTCGGTTTTCGCCGGCTTGAGGTGGCTCTGTTCCGCCCACCTCCGGAATGCTCCGAATGAGTTCTCGGCGACAGTCAGAATCTCCAGCGGATAGGGCTCGGGGTTGAACTCCCGGCCGCGGATGAAACACTCCACCATGTCGTGTGCGCAAGTGCCGGCATCGGCCGCCGCCTGCTTCACGTCGCGGTAGTCTTTCCCTTCCGTGCCCAGAGTCCAAGCCCAATGGATCAGGCCGCCCGACTCCTTGAAGCGCGATAGGACCGTTGTCACGGACGGTAGCCGCTTGCCATCGAGCCAGTAACCCTTGCGTGGAGTCGGCATCTAGGCCGCCACCTTTCGCGCCATGCCGTCCTTGATGCGCTCCCAGTTAATTTCCTGTTCGAGGATGGCCGCCGCGCGCCTTGTCGAACACGGAGCGGAGGAACGTCCCAGCATGGACGGGATCTGCGGTTTCGGCTGTGTCACCACGGCCGGTTCGGACTTCTTTGTCGGCTTCAACATCGAGACATCCTCCTTTGGTGGGCTTGTGGCCCCGCCTATTTACTGCTGGCGGTGGTCCTGAACAACAGCCCGGTTAACAGGTTCATGGCGAGCGCCTGGCCAAAGGTGATCGTTTTGAGGCCAAACAACGTTGGCATCAGATAATCCCAAAGCCACATCGTCGGCAGAGCCAGCACTAACGCCAGCACGGCCACTATGACGAGCGCGAAAAACAACACACCGAGAGCTTTCATTCGCACAATCCTCCGTAAGTTGCCGCGCTTGATTTACCGAGCGCGCGGCATACTCGGGTCACTGACTAGGCAGCCAGCGGCAAAGCGTTCTCGTAAGAGTTGGCTTTTATGGTTTGCGCCTTCAGGGTCGGTCGCCTGCCCATCGCCTCCCGCGCACTCGCTACATCCCGTCGAAACCAGTCACCCCCGTATGGAGCCGGACCCGCCGCATCACTGCCAAGTGATCGACGGGCTACCCGGCATAAGTTGGTGGAGGTGGGGAGAATCGAACTCCCGTCCGCAATGTGTCTGCGCGCGATCAACAGCAATCTCTTTGTCGCCTTCGGTTGATCCGCGTGGCTCCGGTGGGAGCTTGGCGCATCCCGGTTATCCGAGATGCGTTTGGCGGGTACGATAGCGCCGGTCTTGGGGCACAACGGAGCAGTGCTCAGAAGAAACGGAGCCACGCGGGCAACCTTGCCGGCGTATCCAGAACCTTGTTTCATTCGCAAATGCCCTCGAAAAGAGGGGCGGATGGCACGCTGGCCACCCGCCCGCAAGGAGAAGGGAACGGACCCTCAACCGCAACGAGCGCATCCCATACCGTGCCCGCGACTCCCTCACGCCAGCGGCGGGCTACACACACTCGCCAGCGGATGCCGCACGCGCGGTCAATCTTGATCTCTACGCGATATCCCCCAACGGAGCCGGACCACTTACCATCCGGGTCCGCATGGACCGCTCGGATGATTCGGCTGCGCTTTGCGGGGGACACTTCAGGCACGGCTTTCGCGCTCCAGAATGCCCATGTTTCCGCCGCATACGGAGATCGGGAGCAATCGCCATCCCCGCTCTCCCCAGGCGTTCAGCTTCTGCTCCACGGCCGCGTGCCCGTCCGTCGAGTTGAGAGAGATGAAGTGATACGAATAGCGCGGTTCCAACCGGACCACGTGTCCAGGCTCCGGGTCCGGCGGTATCGCCGCGGCGACACTCGCGCAGGACGCGCACAGAATCCGCTTCGGCTTCCCGAGCGGCTGGAAGGCCTTCGCCGTCATCGGCGAGAGGGGTACCGCGCATTTCTCGCACTTCATGTCGCTAAAGAGAGGCACGGCAGAGCACCTCCATCTGTGCGGCAAAGGCGCCGAACGAAGACTGAACGGTAGGAGTCCGTGGGGCGTAATAGTCCGGGTCCACGAACCGCTGAAAGACCCGCTCCCACTTTGCGTCTTCGGCGAGCGCTACCTCGCGCGACGGCCGTCCGGCTCGGGATGTATCGTGGTGGGTGTGCTGGCAATCCGAAGAGCAGAACTTGGGAGCGTTTTCTCCCTTGCTCAATGCCTTCTGGAACTGCGCTCCGCATCCCTGACACAAGAACGTCCGGTCTTCACCGCATTCCTGTGTACCTTTAGTACTCGTATCCACGCAGCCCTCCTGTTGGAGTTGCACGAAAAACGTTGACTTGGTTTTCAGGTGGGTTTAGGATGGAAGTGTTAACCGGCCATCCGGCCCCCACAAAGGGCTAGGGGCTTTCAACCGAGGGGCGGTTCCAACGCCGCCCCCGGTTCCCACCTTCCACTGGGCATCTCCGGCCCAGGTCCCGCGAAATCCTTTTCGGATCTCTTGGTACTTTTCCGTACCAAACGTTATAGTACATCCACGCCATAGTTCTTTCAATTTATTTTTAAGTTTTCCGTAAATTCTTTTTGGCTTCCCGGAATTCTGGAATGTGGAAAGCCGGAAACCCGGAAAGGAAGCGCCATGCAACCCTGAGGGAGATGCAGAAGAAGATGACGGCCGAAATACCGGCAGAGCTGCACTTGCGCGTTGCCACACGCGCCAAAGAGCGCGGCGTCCGTATCGATGCCATCGTTGAAGAGGCTCTGCTGTTGTATTTCCGAACACCGGCCAAGGATATTGCCAAGCTCTCCGGGCCGATGGCCGGCCTTCCAAGCGCAGACAGGAAGCGGGTAGAGGCGTATATCGAGTTACTGAAATCCAAAGATCCGGATCTCAAGCTCGCCGCCTCGCGGCGCATCGGACGCCTACTGGTAATGGCCCGCGAGAGTATCGAGATCGACTACCGCCGTCCCAGGAATTCCAAGTAGGCCGGTACGCATGGGAAGTGTGGGAAGTGCTAACTATCTCACAACAAGAGCTTCGGATGCTATTCCGGGGCCTCTTGACGGCCGGCGGGGGCCGACTTAAACCACGGGCGTTCAGAGCGCTGGCCAAGGTCCTCTGCGGGGCCACCGTAGAGCCCGGCCGCTTCGAGGCAATCGTTACGCGCGGCCGTCCGGCGATCACGATTAAGAAGCGCTATGGAAGGAGCGCGATTCTTGCGCGCTGGAGCCTGGCCAGGTAAACCGGGCAGCGGGAGGCGGAGGCTTTTCGCCTCCATTCTCCCGCCAAAATAAACATGAGAATAATTCCGCACGGTCGCCACTTTATTCTAATGGCCCTACAAATAGGGATTGTCCTAGGACGTACCGGAACTACGCCGTCGCGTGTTAGCGTGTAGCCATGCGCGAACCGAAAGCCGCCCTCGGGTTGCTCGCCGTCCTCCTTTCCGCTTGTAACGGCGTTCCCCCGGCCGTCCATTCCAACGAACAGGCCAATTCCTCCGCTTCGCCCGAGGCCCCGGTTCCACCGAAGACGCCGTGCCCGGTCAATCTCATCCACCCGAGGATGGTTCACAACCTGGAGATGGACGTTTACGCAACGATAGTCAACGTCTCCACCGTGGACATTACGGCTATCGCTTTCGGGGCCGCCCACACCGATAAGTTCGGCGATATGTGGGAGCCCTACAAAACGGATCTGACGAGCGAGGATACGATCAAGAAGGGGCGCTCACTGGCAATGCACTGGGAAGTCCTGATGGAAACCCCCACGGGCATCAAGAACTCCACGCCCGGCAGTTCCGAGTTGTTCGTTAATAAGGTGGCGCTGTCCGATGGGCGCGTGCTGCACATCGGCGACCTGGACGGTTGCAGCTTCAAGTTCTAGGACCTCACGGAAGCAAGATCGCGTGAATGAGGTCCACCGCTTCATCGAGTGACTCCACGATGAACGGCACAGTAGCCCGAACGATGGCGTGATCGTGGAGGTTCCCAGGCTCCATTACGGCCACCATCGGCCGGCGCGCGGAGTCCGCCCAGCCGATCTCGATGCACGTCCCAACACTCACCCGCCCGGCTCCGAGGAAGTTGAATAGGACCACATCCGCCCGCTGGCAGTCGAAGCGATCGCGCGAAGTGATTCCTTGCGGAGTGCTGAGGGGATGCCCGTGGTATCCCAGCGATTCGAGCTTGCTTTGGACGGCCGCCAGGTAGTGCTTGCACCGCAACGGAGAGAGCCCCACGACGGGAGGCTTCAGGCGTTCCTGCACGTACGCGCGCCAGTCGTTAGCGCCGTCGAAGGTCAGGCCCGTGATTGGCCCGGCCAGATAAACCGTTCGTTCTGCCGGCGAGTTCATGGATTCTCCTTCGGGGCCTTCGTGGACATATCGTCCAACTCCGGGTGCAGATCCTCGTGATGCATGATGCAGCAGAGGTTCCAGACCGCCTGCGCCAGGTGATCTTCGTTCGGGTTGACATCGGCGGGCAAGCGATCCAAAGGAATGCCCTCGCGCTTGAACAATGAGATCATCTGAAAGTCATTCAGATGGCGCTGCGCTGAGTCCGCGAACCGCGATAGCGGCGAGCCCTTCTCCCAGTTCCGCGCCTGATACTTGACGGCGCCTTTCTCGTACACCAGGGCGAGTCGGCGGAGCGCCACAGGCGTGATAAGCTCGAACCGCCCCTTTCCTTCTCTGGTGTCTCGCACCATGCCGGACCCGAAGGATTCACGCTTCCCGCTGTCCGCTACGATGAAATCTTCCTTCAAGGCTTCCTCCGTTTCCGTGCGACCGGGAAGGCCTTCTCGACCGCCATGTCCCGCCGCTCGATGATTGATACCTTCGGAATATTCAGCCGCCATCTTCCAGGCCGCGTGTCATCCGCCTGATGCTCCATGCCGATCAAGACCGCTTCATCGTTCTCGGCGAGCAGGAATCCCACCTCGCAGAGTTCCGACAGCTCGGGTACGGCGGGCCGCAGGGCATCCACGGCCTCCACCGAACACGCATCACGCCAGCGCACGAACGTGAGCGTCATCAGAACCTCCGCGCCTTTCCCGCGTAGAATCCGCGGTCGTAGAACGGCAGCCACTCCACCTTGAATCGGTTGACCGTTCCATCCGGAGCCTGATTGAACTCCATAATGGAGCCGCCCACGTGCGCCTGGATTTTGTTCTTGCGCATGAAGATAGACTGATCGCACGTGCATCCGGTCTGCACCGTGAAGACTTCGCGGTAGTAATTGAAGTCGAACTTGTGGTAGTGCCCGGCCGCGATGATGCACGGCTTCTCGCCCCCCTGGAAGCTCTCGACCATCTTCTGCATCGAGTAGCTGAGTGCGTAAGCCGAACCCCCGCCGGGGTGCATCACGCGCATGATTCGCGATCCGCCCTCCGCCTTCAGTTCGATATCCGCCTCAACGTAGCCGAGGTAAACCAGATCCTCCCGGCCGGCGGCGCGCGCCCGAAGTTCGGCGTACTTCCCGATCTCGACTTGCTCGCGCTGCTGATACCAGCCCTCGTGATCGTCACCGGCCACGTAGCGGGTAACGATGCCCTTGCGCTGGGGGTAGTTCTTGATCCAGTAGTCGAGTTGCCGGTCCATCCCGTAGACGTTGATGTCGTACTTGTTGAACCGCGCTTCCCCCTCGATCCAGTTCCCGGCGTTGTAGACCTCGGTGATGCCCTCCGCCTCGTAGAGATCGTAAAGGGCGTGAAGCACGTCCAAGCGCTCGTGCTTGCTGCCGAGGTGGTTGTCCGAGGTCACACCGAAGCGCCTCAGCCTGGACCGATATTCCGAGATGTCGTGAACGATCCTGACCGCGTTCCCCGGCTTCACGTCTCCGCTGATATCGCATACGCCATCGGTTCGGACGCTCACGTTATGCCCGGCATCCCGAAGCGCCTCGATGGCATCCTGGATAGCCCGCTCGCTCTTGTTGAGCGCTTCGGAAATCATGCGAACCGTGGCGCGCCCCCGCGACTTCTTCAACGCCGCCAGCAGTTCCTCACCGAGGTTTTCATCCGCGATTTCCACCGGGGCCGGCTGTCTTCGCTTGGCCTCCAGCTTCCGGCCGCACTCAAACGAGCACGTTTCGTTACGGGCCGGGTAGGTCTTCTCTTTCTTACAACCGGGACACTTCCGCGTCTCCAGTCGGTGCTGACTGCTGTGCGCCATTTATCCCATCCCCTCTACCGATTGTTCGATCTTGATGAGGCGGTCTTCCGTCGCCGTGTGTACCGCCCGGCATACGTCCTTCTTGACGTAGGCTCCGTTCACGCGCACGAAGAATGCGTTGGCGCCTTCCGCGATGGACGCGCGCACTTCCGCGCGCAGTGTTGCCATGTCGGAACGGAAGAGCGCCACGTCCCCCCTTACTTCGGTTCGCAGGGTTTCATTCTCAGCGCGGAGCGTGGAGACTTCTCCCTTGAGGCCCCATGCGATAAGCCCCGCGATCCCGCTGGCCAGGATGGAAATCCCGGCTGCTACCAACGGTGCGATGTCCATATTTGTCCTGAAGTCTGATACGGTGAGTTTCGGGCGGCGCCCGCGTATCAGTGAGTGATGCGCGGAGGGGCGTTTCAGCGCCCCTGCCGCCCTACGTCGCTTCTACTGCCAACTCGGCTGCGTCGAGCGGCCCCGTTGGGTCCATCAGATCCGCGCGCCGCATGAACGGTGTCCGGGTCCTGTCCGTGAGGGGGCCGCCGGACTCGCCGGCCGTCAATCCATGGAACATCTCGAAGTGGAGCATCGACTGGGCTACCGACTTCATCTTGCCGACATACGCGATCACCTGGCCGGCCTTTACCGGAGATCCCACTTTGATCCCTTCGGCCGCACGCGATATTTCGCCGTAGCGGACGATGCCACTGAGGTGTTGCACCTCCAGGGCGTACACAACGTCATAAAAAAGGTACGGCCCGCGAATGACGGTGCCATCCTCCACCGCGAGAACTTCCGTCTCAGCCGGCGCGTACAGATCGCATCCGGCGTGCTTGCGGGTGTCGCCCCGCGGAGAACCGAACGAGCGGGGCCGCTCGTGGTAGCTCGCGGCGGGACGTTTCCGAAGAGGGAAGAGCATGGGCTATTCCTTCGGCGCGGGCGAGCCGCGATACATCAGATAGCCCACCACCGCGAGCAGCAGAGCCACGCCGATCTTGACGCACTCTCCGTGCGGAACGCTTTCCCATCGAACCTGATTGAGCAGCATCAGTCCGGCGGCCCCGCCGGCGATGCTTGTAGTAACGTCTTTATTCATGGTTGCCTCGCGGGGCGGGAGTTCCCGCCCCTCTCGTTGCGGCTTGACTAGGCCGCCTTCGTGGTAGGGACCGGAGCCACCGCCGCCTTCACCGACGGAAGAACCGCCTTGATGTCCGCGACCAGCGCCGCATCGAGCGTTACACTCAGCCCGCCGGCATTGGCCGCCGTCCCCGCGTCTTCGATCACCTTGATAACGGTCCCCAGAACGGCGAACGCCGCCCGCTCCACGTTGACCGCGTTCGGGTCCACCAGCCCGGTAATCGCCTCGACGGTCGATTCATCGGCCGCCGCTTTCTTCAGGATCGGCAGAACGCTGGTGGTAACGAACTTCGCCGCGGCAACGATATCCTGTGCCGCTTTCGCGAAGGCGTGCTCCGCCGTCGTAATCAGATTCAAACTCATATCGTTTTTGCTCTTTCTGCCTGGAAGCGCCAGGCGCGGTTACTTACTTCCCAACTTTCCCGGTGACGGCGAGCGTGGTCGCTATACTCACTCCGAGCTGAGCGACCGGAGGCGCGACCGCCAACCCGATCCTTGCCCACGTCGGCAGAGGCTTTGTAGCCTTCGCGAAGTTTGCCATCACCTGAGCCGTACTCTCGGACGCCCGCGCGCTCCCATCGGAGGCTCGCTTCACGTCCGCGATCACGCTCGGAATCGCCCCCCGGAAGTCGTGTGTCGTCGCCGATACGTCAACCGCCGCGTTCTCGAAGGCCCTTGACATTCCCTGGAACCGATTGAAGACGCAATCCGGGTTTCCGCCTATCGGAGTGCCGTCCGCATCGACGTAGGCGCAATCCGTGAACTGCGGTAGCGCGTCATCGACGTGCGCCGTGATGCTATTCACATGCCCGGCAGCCGCCGCCGCGCTTGTCAGCACGGGTTGAAGGTCCGCCCGCAGTTGATCTACCGTCCCGAGCGCCGCATCCACGCGCGTCAGGGAATCGCCCACGCGCCGGTCAACCGCCGCCCGCGTCTGATCCACCTGTGCGAACACGTTGGACTGAAGCGCCGTCAGTTGGCTCGAAGCATCCTTCCGAGCCGCATCCACCTGTCCCATGAGGTCCCGGCGCGTTGCCTGAACTTCCTGAATGAGCGCCGATTGCGCGGCCTGTACCTGTCCCGGTACGGCGGAAATGACGGCCGTCGCCGCGCGGATACAGAGCATTCCGTACACTACCGACGCGATCAGCACCGCCAGGAGTGCGCAGACAAGGATATTGCGTAGGTGTTTCATTGCGTTTTCTTTTCCTTAGTAGATGAAGGATCTGTCGTCGGTTACCGGCAACGGAACCGGCCATCCGAACAGACAAAGGTGGTCATACGCCCAGAGCTTTATCAGGGGCAATCCGAGCCGGTTGGCGTTCACGAACTCGCGGAGCCAGGGCCACGTTCCGTAGTACAACCCCATGAGGTAGCGGCAATGGGACTTATCCCACGTCAGTTCCGACCAAGGATACTTCGCGCAGCGGAGCGCCTGATCCAGGTTGTGATTGATCCCCGGATATTGGTATCCCTCGATCAGAAACGTATCGAAGCCCGATCCCGAGCGGGCCGTCCATTGCGACGGCAGGTTGATGTACCGCAGCAATTGAGCCGTGTCCGGGTCGTTAACGTCCATCGGCCAGAGCACCTCGAATACCGCCGAGGGAAACTGTGACAGCACGTAAGCCTGAATCGCCGCCACGTAGTTATAGAGCCGAGTCCGCAGGAAGTCCGCGTCCGCCTGGTGCGCTATTGGATCATCGTTCGGCGTCATGAACGTGTACAACGTCGGCCGCGCCGCCAATGTGTCCGCGTCCCGAAAGGCCATACCCGAAGAGTTGGCCTGAAACCACCAGCCGACCTCTCCGAATTGCAGTCTGGGAGTAAGGCCCGCCGCGGCCATCAGCGCCGCAACCCCGGCGTAAGCCTGACCCATATAGGTCTGTGGACCCGCGCTGAATGCCACCTGAGAGCTGTTGAGCGAACTGAACCCTGTCGCGGTCTGAACCGGAGTTCCATCGGGAAACCGCTGAACCCACACGGCGCCGCCGCCCGGATTGTCAGGAGGCAGCACTAACTCTTGAGAGAAGGACGAAACCGCGCTCATTCCGTTCGCGTGTAGCAATCCAAAGAAGTCTGCGTTCCAGTCGCGAAACGCGCGGTTGAGCACGGGCGTTTGCGTCGGGTCGATGTTCCAAGTAACCCCGTAGGAACCGCCCTGCATGTCACCCGCTACCGTCGCCGCGCCGCTTCCGGTGTTCGATCCGGGAAGCGCGGTGTACACATGAAACTGCCACACCGAACCCCAGGAGTGAGACTTGATCGTGAGTACCGGGCCGGAGGCCGAAGCCCACACGCCATCGAAAATCGCGTTGATGAAGTTGGCGAAGTGCTGGGCGATGGAGGTATTGCTATCCTGCCCCGCGAACACCGTCTTTCCGACTGCCGACGCGCCGATATGGAGCCAGCACACGTCGTTGTTGTTCCACGTCCCGGAGAACGTCACCGTGCATTGCGGGTAGGATGCATTCGAGGCGACAGACTGCTTCCACCAGAACACCCCGCAGTAATGATCGATCTCCCCGAGCAGCCCGAGCTTCTGAATGTTCCAGAGCAACCTCTCGGGTGACAGCTTGTATGTGTTATCGGTATCGTAGTCCGTCGCGACCCCTACGGCCGTCGTCGTGGCGGCCGGACTCGGAACCTCGGACTTGACCGCGCACTCCAAGAAATCGAAGTAGAAATACCAGCCCGCGCTCGAAGCGTTCTTACTCCCCGAGAGAGTAATCACAACCGTGTGTTGCCCTGGCGCAACGCCCGAGAACAGCAAGCGCCGCGTCTGTGACGTGCTGGCCTGCGGATAGTAGGCGTCAAGCGTTACCGGGGAACCGCCGTCCAGCGTGGCTGTAACGATTCCGCAGTTGGTGTCGAGCCGCGTCCCGACATAGATATCATGCGTGGATTGGCAGTGCGTCTGAATAGTGACGCTCGCGCCGGCCGATGCCGCCCGGATCGCTTGCCCCATACTCCAGAAGGCGAAAGCCCCGTTCACTGGATCGTTTCCCGGAGCCGGCTCCCAATACCCGGAGGTTGTCACCCAGGTGCTATCCTCCTCGATGCGAACCGATCCGGGCCCGGCCACTTTCAGCGCGCGTGCGCTCGCGGGGCTGCTGGTAACTGCCCAATTCGTGACGGTGAGTTGCCACTCCGTAGGCGCATACACCAGGCCCGCCGGAAGGGCCGGCGCAATGGTCCACCAGACCTTATCGACATTGCTCCAGCCGAGCGCCCCGAAGTCGATGCGCACGTGCCAGGACACGTTATCCGAAGAGCCGCCCGCCAGTTTCCAGTTGGACGCCGTGAAATGCAGACGCGCCCCGCCGTTGTTGTCTGTCTGATAGAAGGCGACAGAGTTCCCATCCGCGCCGGGCGCGGCGGTGACCACGAGATTATTGCCGGATACTGAAGCGCTCAGGGAAACTGGCCCATTTGCTCCCCAGTTAACGCCGTTGATCTGCCCCGCGATGCTATTTAGAATCGTCGCGGCGCTTGTTCCGCCCGTCAGCGAGTCTGCTCCCGAACCGTCCGAACTGGACACAGAGATCGGCCCGGCTATTCCGGCCTTCAGGGTTATGAAGATTTCGTTTCCGTATGTCCCGCCCGTGCTCGCCGTGCAATTCGGATCTGAGGCGTTAATCTGCCCCGCGATATCGTTCGCGATATCCCCGCTCCCGAGCGCCGCCTCGATGCAAGAATACGTGGCCGATCCGATGGTGACCGAATGGACGTAGGCCGCGTTACCCTGCCACCACATCGCCTGATCCGTGGTGGTATGCCCTGCGCTGATCGCCGGGCTAGAGAAGGATAGGTTCTGATACCAGAGCGTCACCTTATCGGTAGTGGTTGGACTGCTCAGGTTCAGAGCGTAAGTGGCCGATGCTCCCGTGCGCCCGGTCGTGTTGCACGTCACCGTGATACCGGAAGTTCCGAACCACTTTGCGTCGTGGTAGTCGAGCCCGGCGATGCGATACGCGAGGACGTTCCAATCCGTCCACGCGCTCTTGATGGACTCCCAGGACTGAATACCCTGCCAGGTGACATCGAAATCAAGCACAAGCCCAGAGAGGTCCCCGTCCGGCAGGTAGGAGAACGACGGATGGCCGAATGGATCGTCTTTTTGAAACAGAACCAGCACGGCAAAATCAGCCATATCGCGGAACACCCCGGACACCGTAAATCCGGTGTCCGAGGCTCCCCACAATGCCGCCGCAGCTCCGTAGTCATCGAAGCCTTGCAGGTGCATCGTGCGATGCGGCTGAAGTTTGTAGATTGGTTCCATTTAGGAGTAGATGAAGATCGACAGGTTTGAACCGGGGAACGTCGTCCCTACCCCAGTGATCCCAACCGACACGGCGGTATTGGCTGGAATCTGCGTTAGTGCGCTGATTTGATCCGGAGTCGCCACAACCGACGTATGCCCGGCCGGTATGGTCAAGGTCAACCACGCCACTCCGCCAACGTAGATTGTGAAAGTGACCCCCGCTCCGGTAGGCGCCGCGGTGACGTAGCCCTTCACGTCTCCCACCGTCACCGGGCCATTCAGGTACAGCGGTTGCGCCGCATTGGACTCGATGCCCAACGTCCCCTGAAGCTGGAACACCAGCCCGGCCACCTTGGAGAGCCCGTCGGCTCCGAAGATCCAATCCTCTCGGATCGGAGCGTCTCCATCCGGCGACTCGTTGCCGTTCAGGTCGATAGTGAACCCCGCGATCACGAGCGCTTCATCCACGAAGTTATTCGTGGGCATGTTGATGGTCATGACAGCCAATGGATTCCCGTTGTCAAGCGAGGTCGTGTCAACGGAGTACGGCCATGTCGGCTCCTCGATGATCCACACGTCGCCGGGGTTGATTACCATCGGCAGATCCCACGTCACGGCAGTAGCCGTGTTCGACGTGATCTTTCGAGGAGGAATCCCGCGCGATGCGCCCTTAATCACTCGAATAAGGTTGCCCACCTCCGCCCCCGGAGTCATGCCGTTGGGGTATACGTTGTTCTTGCATCCCGTGTCGGTAACCGAAGTCGGGTTAGCCGAATTGGACGCATCGGCGAGGAATCGAACGCAGTAGCAGTCTCCCGCCTCAACGATCCCGTTCGGATCGGGAGTGACCGTAACAGCCCCGGTACTCTGGTTCCAAGCCGTGATCGTCCCACTGAAATATGGGGTAGCGCCCTCCGGCCTTCCGATAATCGAGATGACGCGACCTACCGGCGTCCAGCCTGGATTCGTGGACGGCGGAGGCGCTGCGAAGTACCCGCTCACCAGCGTATTCGCGGAAACGCTTTCGACTGTCCCGCCGATTACGCCCCCGTGGATTTCATGCTTGGCTTTCAGCCGAATCTTACTGACATACGGGGATGGAAGCGCCCAGGTGGACCGCACAATCGGACCACCGAAAGTGATCGATCCGGGGGTGTAGGTGTTGTTTGCCCCGGCCGTCAGAACTCCCGTCGCCTGCGCGCACACGAGGTCATCCTGAGTAGAGACGAACAGAACGTAGGATGCAAGCCCCGCGACCGCCGGCCAGGTGATGTTGTTCAGGGTGAAGGTGTCCGTCCCTGAACCCGATGTGCCGATGATGGCGATGCTCGACGGCGCCGAGGGAACCCCGTGCGAATCGATGGCGCACAGCGCTACCCGCAACGTCGCGTTCGCCGGCAGCGATCCGCCCGTAGCGGATTGCGAGATAGACCCGATCTTCGGGCCGCCCGCGCCCGTCGCGCTGAACTCATTGACGGGCAGCTTCCCGGTGGCCAGCAGGTTCGCCAGCATGGAGCCGTCCGCCATCTGCGCGTAGGACTGATTTGTATCGAAGGTCCACTCCCCTGGAAACAGGGCATCGTTCGCCGCGGCCTGGATCTGGTACGGAGCCCACGCGGGCGAAAGAGGAATCTGATAGAACAGCGTAGGCATTGGCGCGGGGATTACATCCACGGGCTTCGGGCCGACATCGAGGTCGTACATCGATGCCGTGACCGTCTGCGCCTGGACCTCCACGGACCAATCCTTTTTCAGCGTCCACTTCAGAATCCGAAAACAGCCGGTGATAATCTGAAACGAAAGCCCGGTCCCCGCCGGCGGGGCCGGAGAGGTCGTGATTGTCGAGCCGTCGCTTGCTACCGCGGTAATGGTTACCTGAGTGCCGTTTATCAGGATCGCTTTGTTGATGAGTTCAGTGTCTCCCTGAGCGGTTCCAGCATAGGTCCAGGCGTCTCCACTGACCCTTGTAGCCGTGTTTCCCGACACGTTGCACGTTCCACGCGGGCCGGGCACCTCGGGGTGAGTCAAGGAAACGACCTGGCCGACCTCATTCGACAGGCCGAGTAGCGTGGTATTCCATGCAGCCGCGCGAGCATTCCGCCATTCCATCGGCGTAACGCCGCCCACCTCCTCGCGGGTTCTTGTGGCCGCCCACCGCAGGCCTTGGCTAAGCGAGGAACAGCCAACCAAATGGAACTGGGATGTGAGCGGAGATCCGGCGCGCCCATAATAGGCGGCGTGGCTCTTGTCACAGTACTCCGCCGTGTTCGCCTGATATTGATAGGCAACGTCGGCGTAGGATACCACCGCATGTTCAAAGGCCGACTCGATGGGGGTGAGGCGGAGGCTTTGGAACAGGATGTTCCCGGTCGTGTAGGAGTCCACTGCGCTGGCGTTGATGCGGCAGCCGAGCTTCAATTTGCCGAACTCCCAGGCGTAGAAGCCCAGGCCGCAGTTGAGTACCTCGGTCAACCAATCACGGAAAGGCTTCTGGCTCGCGATGCATCCCTGAAACTGGAACTGCGTTTCGGTCAGCGTCGAGGTCGTAGCCGTCACATACCCCGAACTTACGGCATCGCCGATGGATAGAAGGTTAAGGTTCCCATCCCCGTCGTAATACTGGAATGAGTAGCTTCCATCGGGATTGTAGTTGACTTGCGCGCCAGAGAGAGCCGATCCGGACGTGGTTAGCGAATACGAGGTGACGGTGGTTCCCCCAAGCACCGGAGGGACTTGCGCGGCGGCGATTTCCGCCGTCCCGCTCCCATCGCCCACTACGAGGGACGATAAGACAAAGGCGGCGAGTTGTTGCGCCGAGGTCGGCCCCGTGCCCGTGGACGGATCGCCATACAATCCGAGCGCCCGGAGGAGCATGTTCACGGAAACCCAGAAGGGGTTAATGAGGCCCTTGACGGCCGTCCGGTTGCCGCTCTGATCCCAAGTCCAGCCCCATAGCCCAAAGTCCACCGGGACGGTCATCTTGTGCTGATCGGGAGTGCTGGGCTGAATGTTGCTCGGCTTGACGATGCGCATCTCGCACAGCGCCACGCCCGCCGCGTAATTGTTCGGCGCCCACACCTGTGGCGAGCCGGCCCCTAGCGAGAAGTAATCGTACGACGGGTTCGCCGGATCGTTGCCTATGGCCAACCGCAGGCCCATTCCCGGTTGAAACTTCGTGATGTTCAGGTTTCCGTTTACCTGGAATCCCTGCCACGTGAAGCCATCCACCATGGGAGCCACCACGTAGCGGTAGCCGTCCGCATTCTGGACGATCATCGACGCCGTGAAGCCGCCCAACGGGCCAGCGCCCACAATTCCGAGCGAGTCCGCAAACGTCGATTCGTCGCGGTACGCGACCATCAGCGGGGTTGCCATGAAGGCGTACAGCGGATTACCGCCGCTGTTGCACCAGATCTCCTGGAGAGTCATTCCCCAGATCGTTTCCGATATGATCGAGGTCGAGGTTACCGAGTTGCGTCCGAACCCCAGGAAACCCGTGGAGTCATCCTTGATGTAGACGCCCTGCGGGTCCGACTGCTGCCCTCCGAACCATCGCGACATCCCGTGAACCTGGCAACCGTTCGCGGATTCCAGGTAGTAATCGCAGGACGCCGGATCTCCGCCGGCGGCCGTGACCGCGGCTGCGCTCCGTCCCGACGTGGCCCACGGACACCTAACTCCGTCGTTGTAGGTCTTCCAGCATTGCCGGCTAACCCGCCGTTCCGGGTACTGGTTCATTATCTGGAAGAAGCCGTCCGAGCAAGTTACCGGGAACAGGGCCGTCCCGTCGCTCACGTAATTCTGAATGACGCCCTTCCATAGTTGAATAAGGATGCCGGAGTTGACGTGAAACAGACACAGGTCGATTTCCGCGTACTTCAGATCCGTGTCATTGGCGAGCTTCGCCATCACGCGATCCGCGTTGCCGAAAGTGAAGCGGACATTATCCGAAGATCCCTTGATGTCCTGAGAGATCAGCACGTCCGAGCCCTGCTCGCCGATGCCGATTAGCCGCGGAACGTACAGTTGGCCGCCGACCGTGACTCGGCGATCCGACAGGTAGATATCCGGCACCGCAGACTCACGCACGCGGATATGAATCAGCGGAATAACCTGCTGGACCTCGGAGGCTAGAGCTGAGGAGAGCGCGGTCGATGGGAACCGGACGCAAGTCGAGGTAATCGCATAGGTCGGCCCTGAAGCGGGAACCTCGATAAAGTTGAACCCCGTCTGACAGGCATTCACGAAGTACTGAACCGAGATCGGCGCGTACTCCCACGTTACCGTCACGGGAGTTGTGGTTCCGTTTGGGTTAGGGGCATTGTAGGTGAACGATTTCCAGGCCCCTTGTATTCCCTCCCAGAACGCCATCAGGGAGTTTCGATCCGCCCTGCTGAGATGCTGCCGGCGGAAAGCGAACTTGCGCGGCCCTGTGCCCGCCAAGAACCGCTGCTCCTGCTTCGCGTCCAAACTTCCGAAGCGATGGATGATAACCGGGCGATCCTGGCTGAAGCCGTAGTTCTGATCGCCCGTGAGCGGAAATGTGAGTCCCGAACTGACCAAATCCGGAACTGGTATGCGGCCAATCGTATCGGACATAGGAGTGAGTTATGCGGCTTCGAGTAACTGCACCTGGGGAACGTCCGTCCTGGACAGTCCGGTATTCTGCGACCAACCGCCCTGAAATCGCACGGTGTACCTGCCCTGCGTAGCGTTTCCCGTAGGGTCGTAGGTTCCTTCGATCAGGTTGTAGAACAGAAATGGGACGGTCCCTCCCTGCTGACCGTCCCAGAACGTCTTGAGCGCCGCTACCAACGTTGCGTTCAAGCGTTGCGATAAGGTGAACGTCCGGCGCGATGTTTGCGCGAGTTGCGAGCGCTGGACCGCGCCGTCCTTGTATTCGTTCTGAAGCTGCGCAAACTCACGCGACTCGGAGAACGCCGTGCATAGGGCATACGGCATCACGCCGCTCGGAACGGCGCTTGCGATGTTAGCTGGCATTTACGACACCATCAATCCGGGAACCTGCATGTTGGCCGACTGCTGCGTGCGGTAGTAGCTCGAACCCTGCGCGGCCATCGACTGATCCGTAACGAACTCGGGAGTAATCGGCTGCCCGTTGATATTGAGCGCAAATGTCATCCCGGAACCGCCCGCGGTATTCGGACCGCCCGGCGTGGGATAATTCCCTCCGGAGAGGCCCCCCAACACCGGCAGGTTGCTTTGGAAGGTGTACGGAGTTCCGTTCACGTAGCTCGCCTGCTGATAGAGCCGTCCGCCCTGCTCCGCCAGGCTGCCCCCCACTGGAGTAGCTGCCGACAGGGGCATCTTCTGTCCGGTCCCTTGCGCGTAGAGTTCAAGCATCTTCCGCACGTCGGGATCGCGGACAGCTACGCTTACGGTGTTCGCGTACTTCTGTTGAGCGATGCCTACTATCTGCTTCGCCATCGCCGTGTCGATATTCACCCCGTAGAGTTGCTTAACGAGGCGTTTGGCCTCATTCTCGGGAGACTCCACGCCGGCGAGCTTCTCCCCGATTCCGATCAGAGCGCCAATCCCTCCGCCGATGGCCGCTCCGAGCCAGCCGCCCTGCTGGAAGCCGATAGCGGCCCCTCCAGCGGTCCCCATGGCAATCCCGCCCCAAGTACCGCGGCTGGACCCAAGTAGGCCCTGCTGGGCAAGCATCGAGCCGCCGGCGAACAGCGCCGCCCCGGCCATGCCATTTACTCCGGTGATCTTGCCGTTTCCGGTCTGGACATCGCTTCCGTCTTCGTCCGTTCCGTAGGTGGGCGCGCCGTGCGTCAGACCTCCCCACTTGATGCTCTTGAAGTTCTTGAGCATCCCCGCCAGGCCGCCACCGCCGGACCCACTGGCGCCTCCGTTAGAGTTGCTCGGCAGGAACGGCGGAGTCGCCGCGCTGCCCTGTCCGCCACCGCCAAGGATCATGGAAAGCGGAGAGCCACCACCGGCCGACGCCCCGCGAGAACTACCTCCGCCGAAGATCGCTGGAAGCGAGAAACCGCCCGCCCCTCCGCCCGCGATTGCCGGAGCGGAAATGGACGGAACCGAAAGGCCGCCGATCCCGGCCGGAGCCGCCACCGCCGGCGCACCCATACCTAGGCCGCCGGCGATGATCGCCGTCAGCGTAGCCAGCGCCATGGAGTTTTGAGCCGTCACGGTAGTATTCAAGTCGGTAGCGACCTTCATCGGGTCCTGCTTGCCACCGAACGCGCCCTTGAATAGCCCGGCGATACCCCCCTGCCCGTCCGCGCCAAAGATCACCGGCTTCAACACATTCGCTGTTATGTTGGACAAACCTTCCGTGATGGGCTTCAAGATCGCCGCATGAAGCGTGGAACTGAGTTGCTTCCCGAACTCCTGGGGTTTCGTCAGCAGCGTGTTCCACAGCCCGGCAGATTCCTTGGCAATTTCGTCAAACTGTTGCTTCTGGATTTCCACGGCCTTTAATACTCGGTCTTCGTGCGCATCGTCTATCTGGCGCTGTAATTCCCCCTCCGCCTTCAATGCGTCGATCTTGAGATTGTTAAGCACGGAATCCCGCTGGCGCCGTTCCTCCGGGGTGTTGCCCGGAAGAGTTCCGGCGTCCATGATCTGCCGATTGATCCGCGCGACGGCTTGATCGTGCTGTATCTGTGCCGCGGATACCCGTAGCTGCTCCACCGTAGCCGCTGTTCCCAACTGACCTCCAGGGGTCCTTAGTCCCGACGCCTCGGTAATTTTGATTTGCCGCTGGATCGCATCGCGATCATGGCGTTCTTGCTCGCCCGCCCTTGCATCATCCAGCTTCCGGGAGTTCTCGTAGTTCGCCTTCGCGGTCCTGTCCTCCTCATCGCGCTGCTGCTTCGCTAGATCAATCAACTCCACGCGGCGCTTGGTTTCCGCGTCGAGGGCGGCCAGGGCAAAGTTCTTAGTGGCTTCTATTCGGGCGCGCTCAATCTCACCCTGGGTAGCGTTCGCATCTCGAAGATCCTGAATGTGATGCTCCGCCAAGTCGGCTTGTGCTTGGGCGAGTTGCATGGCCGAGCGGTACTCGGCATCTATATCCTCCGCACCGAACTGCGCTCCGGAGGCGCGCCGTTCAGCCTGAAAGACCGTCTGGCCGCCGCGAATCCTCGCCTCCGCCAGGGAATTATCAGCGCTGAACTGCGCATTCGCTGTTTGGCGATGTTCCTCCTTTTGGAAGCGCTCTACTTCCGCGTCTCGAATTTGCTTTGCGAGCGCGGCATTCACGGCGTTTAGTTGCAATTCCTCCCGCAGATGACGAAGGCGCTCATCGTACGCGGCGTTAATTTTGTCTAACCCGTTCAGTTCACCTTCCTGCGCTCTCGCCAATTCGCGGCGCAATTCCTCTGTGGTGTTCGCAGAAGCGCTTCCCAGCGCGTCGTGTTTCCCTGTAAGGGCCTGGTGTTCGGTACGCAGGCTCGCTAGGTCGGCCTGATCGTTGAGTTGGGTAGCAACGCCCTTCAGCATCGCCAGGCGCGCGGCGCGCTCCTGCGGGTTATCATCCTGCTGGAAGATCGTTCCCTTGCCGGCGGGTTGCGGGGTTTGGGCTTGCTTGATCCAGGCGTTAACCTGCTTCAGCGCGTTATCGCGCTCCTGCGCTATCGCCGCGCCCCAATCGTCCTGCGCTTTCTTTGCGGCATCTTTGGTCGTAGCCGCGTGAACGTTAGAGCTTCCCGTGTAGTTGATGTCGTTGAGCTTGGCCTGATACTTCTTGGCCCAGTCTTCTATGTCTCCCGTGCCCTGCACGCCCATGAACCAGTTAATGACGCCGCCGACGTGGTTTTCCTTTATGAGTTTCGCCAGGCTGTCGGCGTCTTTGTTGAGAGACTGCGCCAGTTCATCGGCGTTGATCCGGGCATCGTTGAGCGCCTCCGCCAATAGGTTCTGGGGCTTATGCTCCAACTTGGCGATGCTGTTCTCCAAGTTGGTGTTCTCCCGGCTGAGTTCATCGTTGACCTTCTGAGTCTCGATGTTCAGCGAGTTGAAGGCCATCTCGATCTTGTGCGGCTGTTCCCCGATCTGCTTGAACTGGTTGACAAGTTCGACCACCTTTTTGACGGCCTGATCGATGATCTCCACCAGCCCTATGAGGGCGAATGCCCCAAAGGCCGCGCTCATCACAGGCCCGACACCGCTCAATTCCGCGAGGAAGCCGCGCAACGCACGCGGAACGTGGACACCGATCTCCTGGCCCATCAGGGCCAAGGAACCGCGAGCCATCTGGGAATCATCCGAGATTTTCTTCAGGCCGTCCGCGCCGCCCTTCAAAGACTCAGCGGCGATCAGCTTCTCGTACGATCTCGTAATCGCATCGACGGCGGACTGCTCCTTTTGCCACCGAGCTATCAACTGATCGCGCTCGGCCACCAGGCGCTCCACGCCGGTCTTTCCCGCTATCTGCGCTTGGCGCTCCATGGACTGGAGAAGTCGGTCCAGGGACGTTTTGCTCCGGTCGCTGACTCGCACGACCGTTCCTCCCAGAACCTCCCATTCCTTGCCCGTGCGGTCCAGGACCGTCTTCACCTTCTGCTCGTGTCCATCGAGCGCGGTGTTCGCGCGATCTACCGCCGCGACTGCGGGCCGTTCATCGAGGTTTATTACCCCGTCGGCCATCATGTTGTTTCCCATTTACGCCGCGCTCCTGGAAATTACAATTCGTTGCCCTGCGCTCGATTCCATGACGGTCGCGAGCTTTTTCCCCGCCACTATCTCTTCACCGACTATCCGGCCGATCTTCACCTGATCCTCCGGCGAGAACCAAAAAGCGGGATCTCGCGACTGGTTCATAGCTGCGATACGAGACGCCCGGGGATTGTCGAACCCGATGCGTACCCGGCTGGCCCTGGCACTCACTACCCGCATCGCCCGCAGGGTGTTTCCGGTGAGATCGAGGTCGCGCACCGGAGGACGGCCCTTGGCTTTCTTGATGTAGAAATAGCGCTGGTAGCGCTTTCCCTTGGTGCTGAGAGCCTTGGCCGGAGCGTCGTTAACATTGACCGCCCGAGCGATGCGCGGTTTCACAACCTCGACAATTACGCGATTGCCGATCTTGGTCATTTGTTCAGCCGAGAAAGGACGGTACACAAAGCGAGCGCTCATAGTTATCCTCCCCGCCGCATTTTTTCCAGTAGCCGAAGTTGGCGAGCCTCCTCGGGGGTGACACGATCCGAGTCCGCTTGCTCGCGCTTGAAACGGTCGCGTTCTTCTTTGATTACCTGGAGTCCCCTGACTTCCTCCGCTGTGATCTCGCCCCATGACACGGCGAAGTGCTCTACGTCGAACTCCAACTCCAGGACTCGCTCAAACAAACGGCCCGCATTGGAGTGGGAGCGCACCCACTCCAATTCGCTCATCGGGCAGTGATCGCAACGGTTGATGGTGCAGTTACGGTCGCCGCACTCTGGGCAGCTTCCGGGGGCCGTGGTGTCGTCTACCTCACGGACCTTCCCGCACTTCTGGCACGTCACTTCGTTGGCGTCGGGGCATCCGCGAGGGCCGTCCTCGCCGCCGTCGCACAGTTCATGCGCGCGGAGCGAGCGGTAAACCAGCAACCGGAGAGGGACCGGGCTAGGCCACCCGTCCGGCGCTAGGAGTTTGGGTCAAGCGCCGGGTCCAGGTCATCGATAGCCTGAACGAGTTCCACAACGACGGCGGACTTGTGGTTTGGCGGAACGTCCTGAGGCTTGAACGTCGGGGCGTAGCCTTCGATCTTCGATACAACCGAATCGTAGATCGACACGGCCGGCTCGACACGGTAGCGCAACTCTTCTTGGCCGTGCGGAAGGTCCGTTGCGGACACCACCGTGCGGCGGTAAACCGTGATGTCGCGCTGCATCGGGATGCGGAGCGTGTGGACCGTCTCTCCGAAGGGCGTCTTCACTTTGATCTGGTACTCGTCTCCGACGCGCTGGCAGTCCGTGACCTCGCAGTACGTGAGCTTCGAGATGGCGTTGGCCGCCTCATACTCATCGAACTCGGGACCGCCCTTGTCCTGGCGGATCTTGTTGAACAGGTCCAGTTCGGCTTTCAGGTTCGGAACGAACTCAGTCTGCGACTTCCGGCGCCCGATAGTGCGGCGGATCGACTTCTGCTGGTCCAGGCGCTCCAGCATTTGCGCGTTCGTGGGAAGTCCCAGGACGGCCGTCTTGGGGGGATTGGCGACTTTGACAGTGACGCCTTTCAATTCCACGTCTTCAATCTTGACTACTGGCAATTCTCCGTACAGCATTTTCGTATCCTCTTTTTGGTTTTGGTTTGGAAAGACAAAGGCGCCGGACCCTCATTTGCACGGAGGAGTGCATCAGGTCCGGCGCGGGCTTTATGGGCCTATCGTTAGGCAGCAACTACTGGGCGATACCGCCGATTCCGCACTGCGTGGTGACAGTCAGCACGCCGAGCGTGGCATCGTACTGAGGAGCGCCCGTGACCGTCACGGCGACAATGCCATCACCCTCGCCGTTCTCTGCCACCTGGAACGCCATCTTCTGGAACGTGAACGTCACCTGGTTTCCGGAATCGTGCTGCACGTTGAGCACGGCAGTTCCGGTGGTTTGCGCCACGAGCGTGTTGTACTCGGTCGATCCGTGGAGCAGGCGGGCCATGAACTGGAAGCTCGGAACGCGCGCCCCGATCTCCATACGGCCGCGAACTTGGAGGCCATTCTGAAGACCGGAGCCAGGGAAGAATCCGGCATTCAGTAGGAGGTTGTTCTTCCAGCCCACCGATCCGGACAGAATGCGCTTCGTTGCGACGTAATCCACGCCGTTGACCGTCAGGGCCATCGACGCCGCGAGCATGTTGTTCTCGGTCGTCAGCGCCGGCACGGTAATTCCGGACGGGGTTGTGAGCAGTCCGGACCCCACCCAATTGACCGTCATCTTGGACGACGTGCGCCCCGGCCCGTAGCTGAACTGATAGAGGAAATCCTCCACCGCGCAGCCGACGAGCATGTTGTCCACCGCGCTCGCGCCGCCCTCCGCTACCTGCTCCACGACGGAGAAGTAGGGCAGTTCCAGGGTTGTTCCCGGATCGATGGGAGTGATGGTGTAGGAGTAAGGCGCGGACGAACCGACCACGGCTACGTTGCCGAGCCCATACGCCGCGGCCCACGTGACAAACTCCGCCGAGGCGTACTTTTCGAGCTTGTTCGCCACCTCGTAATGCGAGGGGAAAGTCTGAGTGATGAACTCATGGCCCTTACCGATTTCCGCCGCATCGTTCTCGAAGATCGGCCGCGGAGTCGTCAGATCCGCGTTGATCTTTTTGAAGCGCAGAAACGTGGACCCGGCGGCGGAGATACTGGCTTGCTTCCCCTTGCCGAGCCCGAGAATCAACTGTTGAACTCTCGCTGCCATCGTCTACTCCTTATCCGGGTCCGCCGGCTTGATCTGTTGATAGCCCTGCACCATGTAGGGCACGAGGGCAGCGGGAGTCGCTTCGACCTCTACCGTGTCCTTTGTATGCGGGTGTTGAAGTGTAACCTTTTCCATTGATCCCCTTTCAGGGCGTTAGTTGTCGCCCACCTCGGGGATTACAAACTCCCCGCGGAAAATGTCCATTCGGTCTTCATCGAGCAGATGGGCAACGCTCGGAGTGTCCATGATGTCTAATTCAGGGAGAATGTTGAGGTATCGGATATTTACGCCCTTCCCGTTCGGAGGCCGGTTACACACCGTCCACCACAGGTCCTCGTATCCCACCGGATCATTACTTCCCGCCATGTTGCCCATCCGAAAATACACGGCGATGCGATGCTTGAAAATCGTGGAGGCGTCGAAATTACCGCCCTCTGTTCCTTCCCAGGTCACCAGGATCGACGGGGCGGGCATCTTGAACACCACCTCCATCAGGCGGCTATCAGAGCCGAGACGGTAATGGAACGCCGCGATCCGAACAGTTGCGTTACCCCCTGCATCCGTCACCGTCATCGCCGTGGCGAGTTCCGGTATGTTCTGCAATACGGCCGTCACCGCGTCCGTGATGAGCTTGGGATTCAGCATTAAGTGATCCTCAGTTTCAGCGTTACGCCAGTTCCCGTACTGCCTGCCAGCAGATCCGCCACAACGTATGCGGTTCCGTTGTAAGTCACCTGATCGCCGCGGCGCGGAGTCGGAGAAATGGATGCCGAGTCAACCCACAGATACATCACCGCCGGGTCCGGCCCGAAGTTGGCGGGTAGAGTCGGAACTCCGGTAATACTTTGAGCGGGCAACCATCCCCCCGATCCGTCCTGGGGGATAAACGTGGCCGGTTCCCCGAACGCAGCGATCATCGCCGCATTCCCGGTAGCTTCGAGCGAGTTCCAGTCCATGTGAGTAGGTTGAGTGGGGGCAGCCGTAGCCGCCCCCAAGTTCAGCTAGTCGTAGCTCGCCAGGGCGTACAGCACCCAGACTTCGACCTTGCCCGACGTGATTGCTTCGCCCGACGGCGTATAGTTGATCTGCCCCGCCGCGGACATCTTGAACGGCGTTGCCGTGCACGTGGGCACAACCACCGCATCGATGGAGAGAGTGGCCTGCGCCGTCACCGTCTTGATCGAATTGGCCGCCGAACCAGCGGAGGTCCCGATAACGAGACTGGCGCCGTGAGCGGCCGAATCGACGGCCGTAGGGACGTTGATGACGCCGCCGAAGACAACCGCATCCTTGGGAATGCTGTCGCTATTCGCCGGAGTATGCGCCGCCACCGTGCCGGAGTCGCTGGAAAAGTCGATCACCGCATGGGCGACCTTCACGCCGTTGACCTGTCCGGAGAATCCCGGAACTCCGGTCAGCTTCACGGCCACGGTAGTATCGCCCGTCAGCGCCGCCACCTCGACCAGCCCGATGAGCAGATTCGAGCCGACGGTGGAAGTGACCTGTTTGGCCGTGTCATTCCAGTACGCCAGGTCGCCTTGCGCGAACACGCTGGCATCCTTGGCCAGACTGAATACGCCGTTGGGGGCGATCTCCAGACTGTCGTTCTGAACGGCGTCGTAAGACGCCACGCCGAACACGTTCCCGACCTTCACTCCGCCCCCCGAACTGACGGCGTAGGGGGCGGTAACCGTAAGCCGTTCGCCTTTGTGTAGATAGTTATTCATGACGATTTCTTGATCTCCTGTTTGTTGTGCGGCCCGAATTGCTCCGGGCCGCTGCTCTTGGTTGTTTCGCCCCTACTAGGCGGTGTTCTTTTGCAGGCCGCGGAACTCGACCGGAGCTGCGCCGAAGTCCATGCGGGCCTTGATTTCCACGCCATCCACGTCGAAGCCCTGGCGGGTTTCGATGAACACGCCCTGCTGGCCGGCGAGATAGGCGTATTCGATGGTGCTGATGCTGGCGGGATCGGCCACCAGATACCACGAGGTAGTGCCATTCGCGGCGCCGTCGAGACGCGGCTCCACGATGGGAACCATGGTCCGCAGGAACGCCGGAACGTCCTTCGTGGTGTCCGTTGCCGCGAGGTTCTGCGGGTTGACGATGGGCGCCACCACGCCCTCTTGGGCAGCCGAGACGATCACGTACTTGGGAACCAGGTTCAAAATGGTTCCCTTCGGCCCCTTCTGGAGCCGCATTTTGGCGCGCGCCGCGATCATGCCGGCGACGGCCAGCGCATTGGTCGTAACGAGGTTGTTGTGGGCGGCGGAGAACAGCGCGTTCCCATCGGCCATGTTGCCGTTGGCGATGATGAGATTCCAGACGGTATCGCTCTCCAACCGTGCGGCGGCCGTGCCGAGCAGGGAAGGAACGCGAGTGAAGGCCTGGAGGTCGTCATTGATGATGACCTTGCGCGTCAAGGCAACGATTTCGCCGAAGGTTGCCAGCGAATACGTCTCCTTGTTGTCGCTCAACCCGGTTCGGTGGAACTCGCCGTTCTCGTTGATCGGCATGAGCGCCGCGAGGTCGCTCAACTGAATGCTGTTCAACGGCTTGAAATCCTGCGCCGTGACTTGCACACAGAACTCCGCGAAGGTGCGCGGGGCCGCTTCGTACGCCTGGCGCAACTTCTTGTTCGCGACGTTCGCCACGATGGCGGGGAAGTCGGACACTCCGGCCATGCCGCCCTCGAACGCCTCGAAGCCGAAGTTCTCGGCCGCGGTGAACGTTCCGGAGGGGCCGCGCAGGGCCAAGCGGGCGATGGTATCCGGGGACATGCCGCGAGTCTTCACGCCGGCATTCTGAAGGCACTCCTCGGCGATTCGCAGCAGCGACATGTTGGCGTAGACCCGGCCCTTTTCGGCCAACTCCGCCGGGAGTCTGGGATCGGCGCGCAACAGCAGGCCGGCCACCATGCACTCGCGCCGCTTGTCGGCCTCATCGGCTCCGGCCAGTGCGCCGATATGCCCGTGGGTTGCGACGTGCGCGAAAGCGTCGGCCGCCTTGTCCAGGATCTTCTTGTTCGATTCCTCGACAGACAAGCCTTCGGCGATGAGCGCCTCGGTGAACTTGCTATCCAAGCTGAACTTTGCGGCGGTAAGCCGGATTCCGCCTGCGCGCAACCGTTCCGCCGCGGCGCCCTGTTTCCGCAGCGCTTCGGCATCCGGCGTGGCGGCCGGCGCGGGCGGCGCAGCCGGAGCGGGTTGCCGACTGGCCAACTCCGCTTCGAGTTCCGTGATGCTCGCCGTCAGTTCCTCGGCCTCGGCCTTTTTCGCTTCGTACTCCAGCTTTTCGGCCTCGGTCAAATCGCGATTGTCTTTCTTCGCGAGCGCGTTCAGCGCTTCCATGCGTTCGACAGCCTTCCCCTTCATTTGGCGAAGGCGTTCCAATAGCTTCATGAATCGTGTCCTCTCTTGATTTGTGATTGTTTCCCCGGCCGCCTTCGCGGTGGGGTTGGTGCTTATCGGAGGCGCAGGATCTCCGCCTCGCGAACTCTAACCTCGGAAGCGAACTGATTCTCAGCCGGAGGCGGATCTTTCAGTTCGTGGGGAACGGGCGGTTCTTTGTGCCCCAGCGTGGTAGTTCCAAAGTCCGCCGGCAGCGGGGCGCACGAAATCTCGAACGGGCGCCACTTGTCAGCCAGCCTCACCGTGGGCTGTCCATCGACCTTGATTTCATGCTCGGCCAGAATCTCGACGCCCATCGAGAACTTCTGGACGATCTTGTCTTTGATGTCGCCCCACAGGGCGTCCACGGCGGTGCGTTTCGAGAATCGCAGGGTAGCTTTGTAGAGTTTGCCGTCTACCCACGCCTTGTCGATAACTCCCTTCTGTGCCTCCGTTCCGTCGTAGGTGTTGTGATTGTCGAAGACCGGCGCGCCGCTGTTGAGCAGCGACAGGTCCACTCCCTTGGGATCGAAGCGCCTGATGTACGGGCCGTCCCAGGAAACGCGCGGCACGTCGATGCCGGTAAACCACACCACGTCTACCGTGCGCTGCTCGTCATTGATCGTGCTGGGCGTGACCGCCGCGGCGAAGAACTCCAGCCCCTCACCCGTTTTATCCGGAGGCGGCGCCGCAAGGGCCTCCTCGGGCTTGTGATTCCGTAGGAACATGACTCTCGTCTCCTTAACAGATGTAAGTACGCTTCGTGAGTGAATCGTTGCGGTCCATGCTTCGGTCCACCGCACACGCCGCCAGGAAGTTGACCTTCTCGGCAAGTTGATCCATCGAAGCGCGGAATGCAGACTGGCTGGATACTACCGGCTTGGAACTTGGCGTTCGCTCCGCTGTGGCGGCAGGCTGTTCCTGCCCGCGAAGCGTCACATTGCGAGGATCGCAGTCCAGGATGATTTCCAACTCATCCAGGACCTTATTAATGCGCGCGATCTCCGCCAGTTGCCGTTCCGGATCGTAGCCGTTTTGAATGATAGCCTCGGAGAGCGTCAGCGTGCCCATGCGGACTTGCTTCAGAACGGCTTCCGCGTCCTTCACCGGATCGACGCTTTCAAACTTCGGAGCCGTCCACTCCGTCGCGTACAGATTGATGCTCGAATCGGTAACCGCGCTCATCGGGATTCTTCCGACCGCAATCAGCGTGTCGATGAACCGCCTACGCGCCGGCATACAACTCTGCGAAATCAGCATGAGCCAGCGGTACGCCTCGATGGTGTTCCGGAAGCCCAACATTCCGCCGCGCCACGACGAGAAGTTGACTTGGGACATATCCCCGGAGCCCAACTCGTACGGAACGCAAACGCCCGCCATGATCCGCTGTACTTCGGTCATGGTGTACTCGCGATACCCGCCGGCAGGATGCGGCGTGTTGAAGGTGGCAGTCTGCCCCGGCTTCAGGTACTTAATCATGCCGGGCTCGAAGTTCTCCACCGGGGCACCGGTGTTGCTATTCGGGTCCGTGGTCGAGTTCAGTCCGAGAGGGCCGCCGGCCGCTCCATCGCCCTGAGTCACGAAGGCCACCATGCAGGCTTCGATCTTCTTTCGGACTCCCTCGGCGTCTCGGTAGTCGTCTTGATCTCGAAGGGCCGTCATGACCGGAGCCATCCACGGAACGCCGCGTACCTGGCCGGGCCTCAAGATGCGGTAGTTGTGCAGTACCTCCTCTGCCGGTACGGGCTTCGAGATGATTCCCCCGCGAGGATTGAACAAGATCGCCGCTCCCGGATGATTCGCAAAGAGCCAGTATTGCCGGCGGCGGCCAATGGGATCGAACTCCACGCCCTGCACGATATGTCCCCCGTCCGGGGTTCCCATCGTGCGAGAGGCGTCCAGGTGATCGGATTCGAGGATCTGAAGTTGCAGCGGGACTCGCAGGTTGTCTGACGGGCGCCGCTGGCGATAGCGGACGATACCCTCTCCGCTCTCCGCCGTCGTGCGCATAATCAGCGCTTGAAGCCCGTAGAAATCCAACTGCCCGGCGGGATCGCAGTTCGCCGCGAAGTACGGCCACTCTGCGTCGATGAGTTTGTTGAGGTCCGCGTTTCCCGTCTTCGCCTGAGGGACGATGCCCGTTCCCACTGTGTTTCCCACCAACTCTTCAACCATCCGAGTGGCGTACGGGTTATTGCGAACCAGTTCACGCGAGCGGTTCCGCAGATAGATCAGGGAACCCAGTAGCTCGACGTTCGCATCGGTCGAGGCTGCGTACCATCCGTGCATCCTACGGCCGCCGGTCGCGCCGTCATACGAATAGCGTTCGCCGTGCCGTTTGATGTAGCCTTCCGTGAGTGCGAGCGCATATCTGGCGCGAGCGCGCTCAAGCCCCAGGTTGGGAGACACCAGACTTATAGCTTTGTCAAAGAGGTTCATGTGCTTGATAGGCGCGCCAGGAACTCCGCGTTTTCCCTCTCCGCCGTCTGCCTCGGCTTTTCGATAGCCTCGCGAATCCCGCGAAGTTCAGCCAGGATCAGTTCAAGTGTCTGATCGCTGCTTTCTTTGGTGGTTGGTTTCGCCATTACCAGTACCACCGCGGCGGCCCGCTGGGTCCGTCTCCCCGGCTGTGTTGTGCCACGGAAGTGTTCCCGCCTTTGGCCCCGCTGGCTTCGCGGATGTCGTCTTCCAGGTCGGTGATCTTCTTCCGCATGTCGTCAGCGGAGGAATACTGAACCTCGCGACCGTCCGGAAAACGCACGCGCAGTTCGCCCTTGTAGTAAGCGCGCTGCAAATCATCGTGCATCTGCTGTAGTTCGGTTAGACTCAGTGCCATCGTTAGACCTCCTGCCCGAACCATTTACGGCGCGGTATCCAGGTTTCCTTTTCGCCGGCGGGGTTTGCGGCCGGGCGTCTCCCCTGCTCGCCCGTCCCGTCCGGCCGCCGACTCTCGTTCTTGACCGGCGCGGAGAGTCTTTCCTCCAGCGCTTTCCAGTGCGCCTCTTGCGCTTGATCGACTCCGAGATCCCAGGCCGCGGCGCGGGCATAGTTGCGGCAGTCGAGGGCCTCGTTACGACCGTCTTTCCTCCACTCCCACTTCGTACGGCCGTTCTTCAGCTTTCTTGTGACTAACTGCTCGGCGGTTAACTGCTTGAAATGCTCATCCCCGTAGTTCTTGCCTTCACAGAAATGGCAGTATCCAGGCGGGAATCCCACGCCCTGTTCGCGCTCTTGCGGCGTGGGCGGACGTAACCTCAGTCGGGAGTAGAGTTCACCCTTAAAGAACGAAACCGCTACGCGCTTGATTTTCAGGCCGAACTTCTTACCGGCAATTACTCCGTCAACCGGAGACGGCTGACTGACCGGGACTCCGCTCATTCCCGCCCTGTCATCTCCCTTGATCGCAGTTACCCGCTCCTCTGGCTGCGTACGCACCCAGGCGTACACGTCGTTTGTCATGGTTCCGTCGCCGGAATCCACGAACATCCGGGATATCGGCAACTGCGCTCCGGACTCATGCGGAAAGGTTTCGTTGACGATATCCGCCAACTTCGCCCACACCGCGGGCTCCGAAGTGCGGCCCTCCAGAATCCGGTACTCTATCGACCAGCTCTCGCGGTTCCGTCCCCATGCGACGATCTCAACCTCGATGCGGTCGCGCTGCACGTCCACGCCTGCCGTCAGGATCAACCCGCCTGCGGGGACCGTTCCCAACGGGTACTTCTCGCGCCGCTCGATAAGCGTCCGATATTCTGGAGCCTCGCCCGGCTCTTCCCACAGTTCGGCCAGTTGCTCGTTAACGAACGTCTTCAGGGCCTCGTTGTTGTCTTTTGACTTCAAGAACTCGTCAACGAGCGCGCTGAGCTTGGTTCCGATCCGGGCCAATCCAGAAACCCTGAATCCAGCCACGCCATTGAACGGACCCGTTGCGCGATAGCGGCCATTCACGCTGGCCGCCGTGCGGTCAACGTCAGTCCATTCGGCCTTGCACTCCTTGTTCGCGCAGACGTAGCGAGCCGACGCGCACTGCTTCTTCCGCGATGCCGCCGAAGAGTCCCATTTCACTTGCGACCACTTGGGGATCTGAAACTCCCCGCATTTCGGGCAGCGCAATTCGTACTCGCGCTTATCACTCTCCTCGTATGCCTGTTCTATCCGCGAGTACCCCTTTGCGGTTGGCGTGCAGGCGAGCATCGTCTTCCGATTCCAGAACTCCTCCTGGCGCCCTTGCGCCATCGAGATCGGATCGCCAGCGCCGCCGGCGGATGCCGGGTACTTGTCGATCTCGTCGCAGAAGAGATACCGGATCGGAAGGGCGGCCAAGTTCCCCGGCGATGCCGAAGCCACTACCGACAGATGGCCGCCAGGAAACGCTTTGTACTCGAAAGTGTTCTCACCGCTGCGAGATTTCTCTGTCGAGACTTTCCCGCGTAGACACGGCGTATCGCGCAGCATCGGCGCGAGTCGGATCTTAGACCACTTCTTGCAGTCCGTATCGCGGAACTGAACCACCAGCATCGGCCCAGGATCTTGGTCGATGGCATAACCGAGACAGTTCAGTTCTATCTCCGTCTTTAAGGTTTGCCGTGCGACCATCATCACGATGGTGTGAATTGTCGGATCAGTGAAGGCGTCCATCGGCTCGCGCTGGTACGGCCGCGTCTTCCATTGACCTACGCGAGCGCTCGACTCGGGAGACAACTTACGCTTGGAGTCCGCCCATTGAGTGACAGTCAGTTTCGGGGGCGGCGCCCATAATTGCGCGATTTCCCGAACGGTCTCTGTTAGCGCGTTCATGCGGCCGTCTCCGGTTCCCAGCGGGCGAGTTCCGAGAGCGCCTCGTCTATCTCCGCCTCGATCTTGGCCTGAATCGCCGCCGGGTTAGTCTCGACGGCCAAATCCGGAGCCAGCCCATTACCTATCGCGCGCAGGCGCATCTTGGCCGCGGCCACCAGGCTACCCACCGCGCGCCGCACCGCTGCCAGTTCCGCGTACTTCCCCTCCAGGCGTAGCGCCTCCAACGAAGCCTTCTTGGCCTTCGCCGTCTCGTGAACTAACTGTGCGTGCGCCAGAGTTCCCGGCGTCGGAGATTCTCCGCGAGGTCGCGATTCCGGCTGATATTCCTCCGGTTCCTGTGCCCGCGCCTTCGCTTTCGGACTCGGCTTTTGATGCTCGTTTACATTGGCCCGCGTGTTGCGAGCCCAGGCAGCATCCGCAAGGTCGGAGTCAAGCAACTTACCGTCGGTGAGCGCAATCCGTCCGGCCTTCACCGCCTTACTCACGGCCATTGCCGATACGCCCCTGTGTTTGGCGTACTGCCGCATCGACATGAGTGGCATTTATTTATTGACTCCACAAACTGCTGCTGTTATGCTCTGGTTTATGGAGCGGCCGAAGAGCCAGAAGCTACACTGCCCGAATTGCGGCAAGGTGATTCCGGATAGCGAGGTCCGCAGTAGAGCTGCTTCGCTGGCGAGCCGTGCCCGCGTAAACCCCGCCGGCGGACGCCCCGCGAAAGTCGAACCGTGCCCAGGCTGCCAGGCTCCCCTCACCGCCCGGCAGCGCCGCGTCCACCACTGCCCCGGCCTACCCCCCAGGAAGCGCGGACGGCCACGTAAACCGTTGCAAACGCAGGAAATATAGTTTCACCCCCGCAAGACCTCTGCAAACATTGGCGAGTCCGAGAGCGGCTCCGCTAAAGCACTGCAAACGCTCCAAATAAAAACCTTCACAAACAGCGGCTATAGTGCGATAATTCGATTTCGGGTTGGTTAAACCGGCCCGAGGAAAGGAAAACGGCCCGATGGCGACTCGACACCTACTGCTTACCCGTGGAACCGAATGGCGCCGCCTATGGAATTGGCGCGTTCGGGAATTACGGGGCGAGCCTAAAGACTGGAACCTGCTCACCACTAGCGAGCCGCTGGCCGAATACCCTTCCCGTCTATCACCCATGGAAGCGGCCCGGTTAGCCTTCGCGGAATTTCCGGACTGCCGCCTCTACCTGCGGGTAGACGATCCCGACGCGGCTCCCCTGCGTTGCGAGAATTTCACCGTGGCGCGGGTTATGCCCACGGTTGCGGAGGCCCCTAATGACGCCAGATAGTCCCGTTTCCTGGGAAGACTTCGACCGTATGATAGCCGAGGATTCCAAGACCGACGCTTCGCCTTTCGGCGATGCCGTCTACAGTTACAGCCGAGCGCAAGCCATCGAAGATGGCGAGTTGGTAGACGTTTCCGGTCCCGCTAAAGAGGCCGGCATCTCGTTCCCCGTGGCCATGACGCGCGGGGTTTATGCCCAGTGCGTCGAACTCCCCGAGGGGTATCACGGTTGCCAAGACGTGAACGGCCGCCTTTGGGACGTGGTATGGATGCTCCGTTGCGCGATTCGCCGCTCCCGTGGGGGTGACCGGATAGACTACGGCGTACTGGTACGCCGGATAACGAAGCAACTCTCGGACGACCGCCGGCCGCCAGTACTCCACAAACTGTACGCCCTCTGCGGGCCTGGCGACACTCCGGCGCCGGTCATTACGATCATGCTCCCGGAGGAGGATTGATCCATGACCTTCGACGGCCTGGACGATTACGAACTGGAACGCCCGCCCCTCGCGGGCGTTTCCGATCCCGAGTGGGGAACCCGCCTGGATGCCGAGCGCGTGACGGCGGAGTTTCGCACGCGATCCGCGCGCCGCCTGGACTCCGGCCGCCGGCCGATAACCGACTCCCCGCTCTTCGGCGGCCCCGCGCAACGGGAGCTTTTCTAATGGACACGAATTGCAGCCCGCTAGATACGCGCCGTAGTTGCGCGTTCACGTTAATCTGCGAGCGGTGTCACCGCTGCCTGCTGCACTGCACTTGCCCTCCCTCCGAGCAACGCGCTTCGGAGCCGGGTGTAATCGAATACCGCCTCCGGCAGGAGTTCTTCACCCGCCGGGTTCCGAATGGGAGATTAAATGCAACCACTCGTTGAAAAGTACCGCCCCAAGCACCTCGCGGACTTCGCCGGTTTATCCGGCCCGCGCGCCGTGCTTAGCAAGTTCGCCGCCGGCCCGTATAGCGCCGCCTGGCTGCTCGTCGGCGCCGCCGGAACGGGGAAGACTACGATGGCTTTCGCGCTCGCGGAAGAGATCGGAGGCGAGATCCACCACATACCCTCGCGCAATTGCGACCTCGAAACCGTGGAGCGTACCTGCGCCTCGTGTCACTACCACCCCTGGGCGGGAAACTGGCACACCGTTATCGTGGACGAAGCGGACCAAATGAGCCGCCCCGCGCAACTCGCGTTCCTCTCGAAGTTGGACAGCGCGGCGCCTCCGCCCGATACGGTGTTCCTCTTCACGGCGAACGATACCGCGCTCCTGGAGAAGCGGTTCATTAGCCGTACGCGCGTGCTTCGCTTTAGCCTGGAATCCGAAACCGCCTCCGCTATCGCCTACCTGGAGCGCATCTGGAGCGCGGAAACCGCGGCCCCGGCCCCCGACTTCGCCGCGCTGCTACGCGACAGCGAATACAATCTAAGGGACGCCCTTATGCGGATCGAAATCGAACTGGTAGCGCCTGGCTCGTACCGCCCGAACGCCGAAACGTCTCCGGCGTGCGCTCCCGTTCTAGCGCGTCCGAGTCACCGCCGCCCGGCCACTCCGCCGGCCCCCGGTCGTTTCGCCTGCCCGAATTGCGCCGCCCCGAGCGCTAACCGCCAAGGGATCGTAGCGCACATGCGGATGGTGCATAAATTCAGCAAGCCCCAGTGGGTCGCGGCGATGGCTGCCGCGGGGATGTAGGGGGAGTCTATGCTTCCCCTCTTCGACCCTCCCTGCCAGTCCCCCACGCGCACCGTGGTTGCCTCCGCCTGCCGTTGCGGGGAGCGCTGCCTTTGGAACGGCGAGCGCCGCGCGAAGTCTACTGTTATCCGCAGGCTCGAAGCGGACGGCGTGCGGGTAGTCCCGGTGTGCCCGGAAATGCTCGGCGGGTTGCCCTGCCCGCGCCCTCCGGTGAAGTCGAAGCGCGGGCGGGTATTCGAGACGGACCCGGAAACGCGGAAGACCTTCGGCGCCGAGCGCACGGAAGAATTTACGCGCGGGGCGGAGACGGCCGTCTCTATCGCCCTCGGAATGGGCGCCACCGAGGCGTACCTACAGCGGTTCTCGCCCTCCTGCTCGCCTACGGGGATCGCCGGCCGCGCGTTCGCCGCGGCTGGAATAAAGGTGGTCCCTATCTGGTAGGACGTTAGCTCTCGTAATCGCCCGCCTCGAACTTTTCCTGCCCTTTATCGGCGGCTGCCAAGAATCCGAAGTGGCCGCCCTCCGGGTTAATCATCTGCCACGCACCCGGCCCGAACCGCTCTTCAAGTTCCCGTAGTTCTCTCCACACATCCGGGAAGGTCGCCCGAATCGCGGCGTAGGCCTGCGGCTTTTGGCCCGGACAAATCCTACAGGCGGTACGGCACAGCCCGCGCGAATACCCGTCCCACGCTGGAAGGCCCGCTTCTTCGAGGAGCTTACCGCTCGTTTCCTTATCGCTGAAGTAGAGCGGCTGGAAGTACTTGTATTTCTCCATCCGCTCGACTACCAGAAACCGGCTCTCGTTTCGCTTTCCGGAAGCCGCGCGCTCCGAGAGTCTGCCACCGCGCAGGATCGCGATTTCATCCGCGCCGTGCGTGAGCATGTAATCGTCCAACGGCTGGTGCAGATTGTCGTGGCAGTACGGATGTCCGAAGTGCGGCCATTGGCCCTTTTCGAGCATCGTGTCCAGAACGGTGCGCTTCGAGCGCAAGACCACCAGCGGTACGCCGAGGAACCGCGCCGCATCGTGCAGGTACAGGTGGAATCCGACGTAATCGGCGCCGAGGTCCACGAACAATAGCTCGGTCGGGTTGTCGGGGAAATAGTGCCGCGCCCAGACGGCCGCCGCGCTCGAATCCTTGCCGCCGGAATACTCTACCAGTAGTTTGCGGCCCGCCAAGATCGCGCGCTCTTCTTCGGTGGGTTCTAGGTCACCCACGCAACCGCCCTTGATGGTGTCGGGCTTGAACGTCTCGCCTGCGGGTTCTTCCGCGCCGCCGGACCCGTCCGTGAGATCGGCCAGCAGGGAATCGAGGGACGGCCCGAGGTCTTGCCCGATTTCGCTGGTTCGCAATTCGGCCAGCAGGGAGTTCAACTTCTTTTCGTCTTTCTCCGCCTGGGCCGATATCGGGTCCATCGTCGCTAGGACCAGCGCCTCTTCCTCTTCGGTGAGGTCAACGTACAGAACCGGAACCGACTCGCCGGCCGCCTTCGCCATCTCCACGCGAAGATGCCCGTCTACCAGAAACCCCGTCCGCTGGTTCACTACGACGTTTTGGACCCATCCCACCTTATCGAGCACGCCGCCGAGCGCTTCGCGCTGCGCCGGCGGGTGCAGCCGCCAGTTCTTCGGGTTGGCGAGGAGCGTAGCGGCATCCTCGACGCCAGAGCCGACGATTCGGCTGCGCCAAGCTACCGAGCTGGTTTTGCGACCTTTTGGCATGGTTTACGCCCCTGTAAACCGGCTATGTAAACCGGGTTTACGCTATACGTCTACGCACAACGCGCGATATATTAACCCGCCCGCCTTAGGAGGGTAGACAGGACCCGTAATTCAGTGTTTGCAACAACTTCGACGCGCATAGTCACTACGCCTTTCGAGCCCTTCGCAACTCCAGATCCCAGAGCAGGGAGTCGAGCCAATCCAGGAGCGCTCCCCATGTCCACGCCTCTAACCGCCACATCGTTTACACCCCTCGGAGAGTCGGCAGGATTGCCCCCCACCAGCGCCGTATCACCGTCCGGTCGGGAGAGTCGTTCATCAGTCCAATGGCCCCTGATATTCGTTGCAGGATAGCTTCCCCATCGACGGCGGGAGGAGCGGCCCTTTCAGGCTGGGGAGCAGGCGGAGGGAACGGAGGCGGAGGACACCGCTTTGGCATCGGAGGCCAAGCCTTATGCAGGACCGTGACCGCATACGGCGCCCTCGCCGGAACTCCGGAGCCGCCCGTAGGCGGAGTCGGGTTTAGCGGGGAGTGGGTCACATCGGGTTGATACCCCGAGCCCGTGTACCTCCGAAGCGCGTCATCAGCACGTTCCATTCGCCTTATCCTTCCCGTCAGTACAGATCGTCCGAGTAGTGTGGGCAGCCCCGGCGACAGTGCTCCCCCTGCTGGGGTGGATGCCTCTTGACGCTCTCTGCTACGCGCATGATCGCCGCTTCCAGCGTTGCGCCGTCCACCGCAAACGATCCGTGGCTCCCGATGCCGTGGTGTACGTGCCAGTCGTAGAACCAGATGCGCCAGGTGCTGGATGATGGGAAGTAGTCGATGTGCGGGTTACCGTACCGGGACGCCAGCAGGTTCAGGTTGCTATTGACGTTCCTACCCGTGCTCACTTGCCCGTCTCCCTGTCGTAGCGCGCGTTATAGCGCTTGATCGAAGCCTCTATGTCCACGCCGTACCGATCCTCGAACTTCGCCTTGCCCAGCGCTTCTATCGAGGACTCAGGGCCAGCCTGTATCTGGTGGAACTCGGGAGCCAAGGGCAACGTGCGCCTGTCGTCTTTCGGCTCTCCGAACCGTCGAACGTGGTGTACCGTGGCGCGCCGGCCGGATATCATGCACGGTTGCTTCGCTATCCACGCCAGGTACGCCTTATCGACGCCACGCCCGCGCCGCGGCTTGCTGCGCCGAGCCTTTACGCGCTTCATTCCAAAGATGGCCATTAACGCATCCGCCGCGCCGTACTCATTCGCCATCGGGACCATCCGAGGTTGGGGGGACAATCGTAACGAACTCGCGTGTTTGAATGCGCCTCAGTACGGACACCAAAAGGCGGATCTCATCGCGTACAGCGTCGATCTCCCTGTTTCGGTAGGCGGCTTTTACGATCACGCGCGTGTGGTTCTCGCCGATCTCCACTAGGCCCCATCCGTCCGTCAACTCTTCGGGCTTGATCGTTCCCTTGGGGGCCATGTAATATCGGTAGTCCCCAAGCCCTACACCGGGAATGCGCCGACTGATCTTCTCCCGATCCGCTAAGAAGTCGGGGCGGGATGCCTTGCATTCGACCAGCACAGAGTGGCCGTTCTTCCATCCGATGGCGTCCGCAATCTCGTTACTGGAAACGCACGCGACCACCTCAACGGCAACGGCTCCGCAGTGCTCCCTCCCTCTAAGCCAAGAGGAGGCCTTGCGGACAACATCCCGATGCGTCATACCGCCTCGCCCGCACCGCCACGAAAGCGCTCCGTTCGGGACAAGTGGCTCAAGTAGAGCTTTTTGTCTTTCAGGATCATGTCGGCGAGTTTGCGGCGCGCCGGCCAGGGCAGGGAGTCAATAAAGAGTTCAAGTTGCGCTGTGGAGCACTTCGGGCAGAGGTCCACGCGCTTATGGATCGTGTCCCTATCGCCGGCTCCGTCCATTTCGGTGTCCACGGCAAAGGAAAATCCGTGCGCATCCGGCTTCCCGCACAGATCGCAGTACGTTACCGTCTTCTCCATCACCGCTCCCCTTCTCGGCCACAACGCAAGCAACTCAGCGAACACCCTCCGGTCCCTTCGCAAGCGCGCCGCACGCGCCACTCCTGCCAGGTCGTAGGGGTTCACCCGCGGAACCGTTCCGCTATCGCGAACTCGATCTTTGCTATCTGGTCTGTCAGCCACTGCCGTCTACGCTCCAGCGCCGCCAGTTCAGCCATCACCGGATCGACATACGGTCGGCATTTGTGCCAGGTTTTCATGGGGCCATCTCGCGGGGCGGCGGAATCGCGCAACTGCACTCAGCCGCAAGCTGCACAATTCGTTCGATGAACTCGCCGTACTGCGCATCGTCGAGGTCTTCAGTTGACGGGATTACCGGCAGGCCTGCTTTATCGACCGTCTCGCCATCCCAGAGCAACTTCAGCTTCAGAATGACTTTCATCTCCGCCGGCGCATGACCGCAGTACTCAGCGAAGATCGGTATTACGACGCCATGCAGATACCGGCGCTTATTGCCGCTTAAGTGCCTGCGTTCCTTGCGGATCGTAAGCTCGAAGCGTTTCCCCTCCAGCGTGGCAGCGTAAACGTCGAATTGGCGGCGCTGCTCGAAGTGCAGGCGCCCGTCACTGACAAAACCGTGCCATATCGGAGTAGGCATTCAAAAGACCGGCGCGGGGAGGATTGGATCTCAGATCCGTATACCTCCCCGCTATTGTGCGAACGGGATTTAACGCTCTTGGATGGCCCGGCATCTGGCCCGGTGTTTCTGATGGATTTCCGGTCCACTTCGTAACTGCTCCGGATGTTTAACGCTGCGATGCCGGGTCCCGAAACGCTCTCGCTGTGGTTTATAGAATTTCAAGGTGTTCAGCGCCGGTCTCTCCCGGCTTGTCACGTCTGGATAACGGTCCCCGCTGCTTGCCTGATCGACGTTCCCGTGGCGACTCTACCCCGTGCGGGTTTGGGGGGCTTCGGCATCGGCATCCCTAAGCCATTCACTTGACTGGCATCCGTTCTCACCAGTGCGCGGCCGACGAATAGATCAAATCAGCGGGGCTGGAATCGGTCGATACTTCAGCCTATCCAGCCCCTTTCGTGTTTATTCTTGGGTGGGGTGCGATCCAGTAACGCCTTTCTGTGACCGCCGGCCCAAAGGCGATGATGCGCCGCTCTACCCCACCGCATCCGGTTAGAGACTCTCCGGAACTGGCCGATAGTCCATCAGGACACCGGAGGCCAACCCGTTCAGGTGAGGGTTGCTATCCACCCTCGAAGTCTTGGCTATCCAGGCCGCCCATTACGCCTTTGCGCTCATCGCGCGATGTCGTATAACCGCTACGACCAAACGGTGCGGTTGCAGATTTACGTCGTCTGGGCTACCGCCAATCGCTGACGCTGCGGAACGGGTTTCCCCGTCCCCGAGGATGGCAGTGCAGATTTGAACTGCCGCCCCACTCTTCCCGCCAAAGAAGAGCCAGGCTGATCCGCTACGCGCCCCTGCGTCTCGGATCGCGCTGAGCCACCCAGCGCATCCCTGCCATCCAAACCCCTACCAGCCGTCCGAATTAAAGACCGCAGATTCGGCGGTGGGTAGTAATCCCTGAGATCCTCGCCCGCGTCAATCAGTTTGATGAGCCTGTTTTCAATCGACTGCGCGCGAGCGTAAGCGTGAGGATCGACAGACTCCAGCGTTACCGCGCCCGATGGTTGGCTCACTTCTGCAACCCCCGGAGCATTTCTTCCTCCGCCTCGTGATCGTGTGCGATTCGGTTTCGATTCCGCTCCGCGCTCGCGTTGTATCCGCCGCGGTCCAGCAGTTGCAGGAACGGCGCCGAGCAAGCCTCTTCGATATCGGACCAAAACGCATCGAGAACGCCGCGCGTGATCCGGCGCGCTTCCCGCTCCGTGCTCACAGCATCGAGCGCAGTTGGGATGTCCGCCGTCTCGCGATCCACCAGCACGGCCGGGTAAGTGTTCCCCGATGGGGAGGTAGATGGGGGGATTTTGCGCTCTGGGAATTGGAAGCTCATGGTATAGGACTACTCCGCTTCGTGCGGCCCGAAAGAGCCGTCCGCTTGAGTGTCAGTCCCCCGCATAGTAGTAATAGCTTGAGGGTCGGAAATAATAACCCCCGCCCGAATATTTGTTTGAGCTTTTTTCAGGAGGTAGTGAACCGCTGGCTGAGAGATACCCATCTCGACCGCTACGGCCGCCTCGCTAAGGCCTCCCCAGTACGTGAGCATCACGGCCCGGTACTGGCGCGCCGGCAGGGCCTTCATCGCCTCCCAGAGGTCCAGGTGCGCTCGCTCGGGGCATATCCTGTGCCCGCCCGACGACATCAGGAGTTCCAGCGGATCATCCACCCGGCCGCGGTTGCGCCGTTCGTTCTTCCGAATCGCGCCGATCATGGCCCGGCGCGCCACAATCACCGCCAGCGCCTCTTCCGGTACGATGGCCAGCGCCGCCAACGCCAGGTAGCCCACGGACATCAGTTCGTCGCGCTCTATCCAGCGAAATACCCCGGTCCTTCCAAGCGGCCCGACCGCGCGCTTGCAGATCGCTACGAAGTCCACACACACCTGTTCCGTTAGAGGTTTTCCCATTGGTTTTCTCAGTAAGAAACAAGAACACTTACACTACATAGGGGTTAAGTGCTGGTTAACTTGAGTCAACCTGTCAGTTGACTTGGACTCAACTCGCAAGTCGAAAGCAAGTCCAACTCCGGCTGTTCCTGTGGAGCATCCAGGTACTTGGCCGCATTTCGCTGGGCCTGAGCGAAGTAGCTCTCCTTTAGCTCGAACCCCACCGAGTCTCTTCCCAGTTCGATGGCCACCACCGCCGTACTCCCGATCCCCATGAACGGATCGCACACCAGCTCTCCGGGGTTCGTGTACAACCTGATGCACCTCCGGATCACTTCCAATTGCAGCGGGCAGACGTGCTTCTCTTCGCCGCTTTCGCGCGCCGACTTCCAGCCATCGAGAACATCCGTCTCCCGGATATCGTTCCAAACGCCCCTCGCCCAGGCGATCCACTCCTCCTGGCTGACCCAGCCTCCTGGGTTCTTTTCCGAGTCGTACAGGCAGCGCACGCGCACCGCGGAGTCTCCCGGCTTCTGGAAGATCATCACGTAATCGTTGACGGCCGGAGCGAGCTTCGTTCCGTTCGTGCGGCCCGTCTCGAACATCAGGCAGTGCAGGTTTAGCCGCTTGGCGATGATCTGGGGGTTCTTGGGTATGCTCACCTCTCCGATCCACTCGAACCCGCCGGCCTCGAACAGATCCACCACGGCGCCGCGAAAGTCGCGCCGGCCCATGTAGCCGTGCTGATTCTTGTACCGTAGGAGCTGCTGGATGTGGATGCAGACGTTCCGGCCGGGCTTCATCACCCTGAGCAACTGCTCAATGAAGAATCGCATGTGCAGGCCGAACTGAGACGCGCGCATATCAACGCCGTCCGGGTTATTTCCGATGTCTTCGTTCTTCCCGCTGTACATGAACAGCGCCCCGAACGGGACCGAGGTCACCGTCAGGTCAACGGACTCCGGCTCCAGGCGCCCGGCCATCCCCGGTATCGTGTCTTCGTTCCAGATTTGAGCCGTCACTTGCGCCACCGCTTTCTTGCCATCGCCCGGCGCGCCCTGATAAAGCAATGCCTGTCGATAAGCATCTTCACCGTCTGATTGAAATTCCCGAAGAGCGCCGGCAGCGTCTCCAGGCAGCCGAGGTTCAGATCATCGCAGTTCGGGCAGGTAGGGAACGCCGTCACCGCCTTACGGATCGACACCGTAGCCCCGCAAATTGCGATCATCTTCGATGCTCGCTTCGGGGTCTTGTCGCAGTCTGGGCAGTGCGTCATGCTTCCACCTCCCATCGGATCTTGTCTTGCGTCGGATGATGATCGACGCGCGGCCGACTCGGGCAATGCCACGAGCGGCCCTTCACCCTTCCCACCTCACGCCAGCCGGAAGCCACGAGAGAAGTGCCCGGTTCGCTGGCCAGCGTATACGTGATGAGCTTGCGGTACCCCAGGGCCCGGCAGGCACGCCAGCAGGCCGCGTAGAGCGCGGAGCAGGCGTTCTTCGTGCCATCTGTGGCTAGGCGCGTCACCTCGGCCGTGAATCCGTCCTGATTCAGCCGCGCCACCGGACGCCCCACGATAGCGACACCGCAGACCCGCTCGCCCTCGGCGCACGCCACGGCGAATAGACCGGACAGTGGAGGAGCATGGTGCCTATGAACCTGGCGCACGTATTCTCGCGCGTCCTGGATCGAGCATGGAACTACGGCGAGAGACTTCATAGCGGATACTCCCAGTAGCCGTTGAAATCAAGCCTCCCGTATCCGCTCGTGATCTCCCCGCCTATCCCCGTGGAATACCAGGGACACGCTCCAGCCGCTTTCATAAAACAAGCGAGTTCATGTCGGACGGCTTCGGGAATCGGATTATCCGGTTCCGGAGCGAACAACTCCCGCTCTATTTCGTCAATCGGATCAGCGAACCAACCCGGAATCACGCCGCCATCCTTTCCAGCGCGAGCTTGTAATACCGCTCCTGTTCTTCGGCGTCCGCCTCGAAGTTGCCTTTCTTTCGGAGAACGTTCTCCAAGATCACGCCCTCCAACTGCGGAATGAACGGCAGATGGACCCGTACGGACTTCAGTTGCCCGTAGCGGATCGCGCGTTTCACGGCCTGGTAGAAGCGCTCGTAACTGTCATCCCAGCCCGAGAAGATCATGGAGCCACAGCACTGGAAGTTCATCCCGAATCCGAGCATGGACGCCTTGGATATCAGGCCGTCCAACTCGCCCTTTCGGAACGCCTCCAGGATCGGCAGGCGCGCCTTCTCTTTGACTGAGCCATCCAGGACGCGCACGTTCAGTCCGGCCAACCGTTCGGCGATCAGCCGCCCCTCTTCGTCAAACACGGTCCACACCAGGACCTGGCGGCCGTCGGCGATCTCGCTCCGAATCAGGTCCGCGATGAAACCCGGCTTCGGCGAGGGGAACCGCTGCGCCGTCTTGCCCGTGTAAATGAACCCCTTGGCGATCTGGGATAGCTTCGTGCGCTGTGTGATCCCGAGCGACTGATCCCCGAGCAGGCCTGCGCCGGACTCATGGAATATCCCCGCGGCCATGGCCATCTGTTCGTCGGTCGGTTCGAGGCTGTGTTCCAGGAACTCAGGCGGCGGAATCTTGCTGAGGTTGTCCTCCCAGCCGTAATGCGCGGGGCTTCGCAGGTAGATCGACCAGCTCGCCATGAAGCGGTAGAATCCCTCGCGGGCGTGCGGCTTGATCTTCCAGTTCCCCTTTTTGTCGCGCGTGAAGAAGGTCCACAGGATCTCTCCCTCCGTGCGTAGCTTTTCCAGGAACGCCGCCTGGCTCGCGTACTCCATGATGTCGTTGGGCGCCGGAGTCGCAGTACAGGAGAGCTTGTATTCGATCCCCTTCGAGGATTTGATGAGGTTCCATTTGATGGTTCCCCCACCGGACTTCAGGATGCTCGACTCGTCGCAGATCAGCCCCGCCAGGTAGCGCAACTCCGGCAGTAGCCCGTCGATCATCTTTTCGTAGTTCGTGATGGCAAGGCCCGGGCCCGGCCGCTTGAGCCACTCCACGAGCGCGGCGCGCGTCTCGATTCGCTCGATGGGCAGGCTCCCGCCGTAGAACCGCTCCGATTCATCGCGCGTCTGTTCGATCACCTGGAGCGGAGATAGAATCAGCACACGGCCGCCCGTGGCCGCCATGACGTGGCGCGCCCATTCGAGGAACATCAGCGTCTTCCCGAGGCCGCAGTCCGCATAGATGGCGTACCGCTTGGCTTCGAGTGCCGTGCGCACGATGAACCGCTGGTAGTCCCACAGAAATCCGGAGATCTCCAGTGCTTCGCGCACGGCCGCCGATATATTGGCTCCGAGCATCGGGGCGAACCGCGCCGGCGTGGTGAGCTTGTAGGCGTCCCGTTCCCAGTCGTACGATAGTTGGCTCTCGGGGAGTTTCTTGCACTTCAGAAAGAGCCCGTAAGCCTCCAGGTCGAACCGCGAGAACTCCACCTCTGCCAGTGGGCCGTTGACCGATACCATCCCGCTACGCCTCCGCCAGAAGCGAATCAGGGCATTCCCAGACTTCCATCTCGACCATCTTCCGGACCTTCCGGCAAACCATCGACTTGCTGATGGCCACGTCGAGCTTGAGTCCCCCGAACGTACGAATGGCGTAATGCTCCTTCATGATCGATTTGTCGTCGTCGGTTCGCTTCTCGACCTTCCCGCCGCGGGCAAGCACCCGGACGGCGGAGACAAACTGATCCTTGCTGAAGGAGTTCACTACCATCGACGTGTACGACGGCATGGGCATCTCGGGGTTTGCGGCGTAGAAATCCGCCAACTCCCGCAGGCCTTGAACGAATTGCTCGTTTGTGATTTCCTGCATTAGCAGCGCTCCCCTTTGGTTTCCACCGCAGTCGGCGAGAATGCCTTGCCGCACTGAACGCAGAATCCATCCTTCTGCTCGGTTGGCTGTAGGCAGTAGCAGAATCCGTTCAGTAGCGGCGGCTCCGGCGTGCGCTCCTGTTTGATGGCCGCGCGAAGGGTCGGATAAGGAACTACGGATTCCACGGCAGTGACCCATTCGCCGTCGTACTGGCGTGTCTCCCGATACCAGACCTTGCCTCGCCTGTAAATGCGGTGCTTTTCGTCGGGACTCAGGTAGACGCCATCCGCCCGGCGAACCCATCCGGCCATGGAATAGACGTGCGACGGTCGCTCCGCTCCCCCGCGCATCCAATCCAGTAATCTCTTGAACCATCCACGTTTCATCGTCTTGACCTCAATTGCGGAGCCGGGTTCGCCGGCCCCGCGATGTGTGTGTGTCGTTTTCAGCGGGCTTTCACCGTCAACCACCGGAGGCTCGCTACACCTGTCCCGGATTCTCGGCAGGCTCCCGACCTGCTTGCTGCCGGTGTTTCTCCCCGCGCATAATGGCCTCCCTGTTCAGGTTTCTCAAGCTGCCACTCTCGCCTTCACCCCTCCACCGAACTGCGCGCGTACCAGCGCTTCGGCCGGCGGCGGAGACACGGAGTTCCCGCACATGCGAACCTGCGCTGTCTTCGTGAGCTTCACTTCGGCGCCGGTCTGCGGATCGCGCCCGGTTTCGATGATGTATTCGTCGGGGAATCCCTGCGCGCGGAACAACTCGCGAGGGCACAGCATCCGCATCCCGATGTCTACGATTTGGTAGTCGATTCCGTGGACCGTCACGATGCCCAGGCGGTGCTTTGTTGTGAGCGTCGGGGCTGGTTCATTGAGGCGCGCGTCTTGATCGGTGCTGTAGTAGCTCAGAAGGAACGCGCGAACTTCGGCGATGTGCGTACCCCCCGCGCTCACGGTGGCCATCGGTTCATCGACCGGCTGGCCGTCCTGGCACGTACCGCGCAACTTTACCAAAGAACTCGCCACCAAGGCAGACTTGCCACCGCCCCCGGCCGTCACAGTTCCGGCAGGTTCTTCCGCCTCGTTCCCCACCGACTTGCCGAACTGCCGAGACACGAAAGCCGTCACGAGTGCGTTATGATCGCTCGCGGTCACCGTGGCCATCGGGTCATTGAGATCAGATCCAACCACCCCGGTATAGTGCTTCGCTAGAAACGCGGAACAAAGCCCGAATCGCGGAGCGCCCGCTATCGCGGTGTCGAGCGGCTCCTCCATCGCATGGCCGATTCCGTTCTGATTGAACCGCGTGATATGCGCTGCCACCAGCGCGTGCTTCACACTTCCGACCACCGTTCCAAGCGGCTTGTCGAGTCCCGGAACTCGCGGTTCTTGCCCGTCTCGTTCGCCGTACCCGGTCTGAATGAGCGTCGGTACCGCGAGCGCGAAGCTACCGCCCTTTGGATTCGCGGTTACCGTCCGCATCGGTTCGTCCGGCGGCTGAACGGTATCGCTCCCGTTGTAGTGCGCGATGGGTGCGATGAAGGGCGTAACAAGCGCCTTCTCGCCGCGGTGCGCTCCGGTGATCGTGCGGAACGGTTCTTCCATCCCCTCGCTTCGATCTCCGCCCTGATGCGTGAGGCTCTGCAAGAAGGGAGTCACGAGCGCCGTATCCGCCTTCGCGGTGATCGTGTGATAGGGATCTTCCACGGAGCGCTCGGGAGATTGGCCCATGCGCCCGCCCAGCCCGGCGAGAAGTGGTGATACCAGCGCCCTGCCTTCGTACCTGGTAGCCGTCGTGAGCGACTCGTCAATGCCGTACTCGCGCCGGCCTCCGCTGTCCCCGTGGTTGATCGAGACGATGAACGGCTCCGCCGAATCGAGCACATAGCGCTTCACGCCGCGGCCGATGCGCCGCATGGTGGCATCCGCGAGCGGGCGGTTTACTCCGATGGCGCGAGCCTCTTCCTTCGTGAGGAAAATCGAAGGGCAGGGCAGCGACCAGTCGATGCAATCGGCGGCCGTCCGGTATGGTTCGAGAAACAGGTTCCCCTTGGGGCCGTGCGTTGCTTCCGGCCACGGGATCGTTTTCATGTCGCGCCTGGCGACGATAAACAGCCGCTTGCGGATTGTCGGCGCGCCGAACTCGCACGCGCGCATTTCGCGCCAATCGACAACGTACCCGAGGCCCTGGAGTTGCTTCACCCAGCGCTTGAACGTCTGCCCCTTGCGCTTCGGGCACGGCCTGTTGTGAACCAGCGGCCCCCACGTCTGGAACTCCTCGACGTTCTCCAGCATGATGACGCGCGGCTTCACGATGCCCGCCCATTTCAGCGCTACCCAGGCGAGGCCCCGGATTTTCTTTTCGACGGGCTTCCCACCTTTGGCCTTCGAGAAGTGCTTGCAGTCCGGAGAGAACCAGGCGAGCCCAACCTTCCGGCCGGCGACTACCTGCGCGATATCCACTTCCCAGACGTTCTCGCAGAGGTGGAGCGTACCCGGATGGTTGACGGCGTGCATCGCCAACGCTTCGGGATCGTGGTTGATCGCGATATCGACGGGCCGCCCCAACGCCAGCTCTATCCCGGTACTTGCCCCACCGCCGCCGGCGAAGTTGTCAACGATCAGTTCGTCGGCTTCGATGCCGGGTATCGCTGCCCTAAAGGGTGTAGGCACACCTCGGGCTTCGTGGTTTTCGGTGTTCAT